AACCGGAAGACACTGCTCTACGGCCCGTACGGCACCGGAAAGTCTCTCGCCGGTGGACTTACGGCTCGTGTGGCAGTCGAACACGGATGGACGTTCATTCAGGCGAAGACCGGGGATGACGACCTCCAGATGGTGCTGAAGACCGCTGAGTTGTACGCACCGTCCGTCGTCTTCATCGAGGACATCGACATCATGATGAAGTCGGATCCTTCGAAGATGGCCGAGCTGCTGGAGCAGTTCGATGGAGTGTCGAGCAAGAACAAGGAGGTCATGGTTCTCATGACCTCCAACCACGTTGACTCGCTCAGCAAGGGGATGACCCGAGTTGGACGGATCGACGCGGCCATCGAGATCGGTTCTCTGGACCGTGAGGGCATCGAGCGCCTCATCAGCGCGACATTCGATGAGAACATGCTGGGCGACCAGATCGACTACGAGGCGATCTACGAGTCGATGGACGGCTACGAGCCAGCGTTCATCATGGGCACGTTCAACCTCACCAAGTCCAACGCGGTGATCCGAAGCGAGAGCCTGGACTTCCAGCTCACGACTCAGGACTTCGTGTTGGCGGCAGAGACCCTTCGGAACCAGCACGACACGCATCACGCAGCGCTGGACCGTCCCATTGAGGACACCGCGGGGTCGGCGCTCGGGAAGCTCGTGGCGAGCGAGGTCTCGAAGACTCTCGATGGATACAAGGTGGACTTCCAGAACGGCGGAGAACTCGTCGCCGTTGAGTGAGGTTCACTAGGGGAGGGGCGCTGAGGACTAGTCATCCTTGGCAACCCAATCAACTGGGGGGTTGATTAGCGGTGGGGGAGGTCTTCGGGCCTCCCCCACCGTGGCCTTTTTTAGGTTCTAAAGAAAGTAGGCATTACGCATATGTTGCAGCATTTCAGTACAGAGATCGCAGGCTTCCTGATCGATGAGGACGATCTGGTCGCTCTGGAGCACGTACTCGACCAGTACATCAATGCAAGTGAGATCGAGCTGAACGAGGAGACCGAGACCCTGGTCAAGGACCTCGGCTTCCTCGCGTTCAAGGCAGGACGCAGTTACCAGCAGGAACTGAACGACGAAGACAACGGCCTCGTCACTCTTCGTCTGGACCCCCAGAAGGCAGCCAACTTGCTCGAATTGCTGCTGGGAGGATGAGACGCTTCTTCTATCGGGTGGTCCGTGCTATCACCCGTCTTGTGAAGAGGCTGATCATCAATCAGCCTCGCAATGCTTACGAGGGGATCGTCTTCGAAGCAGTCTTCGCTACCCAGGCAGAGCTGAAGAAGAGAGGCATGTAATGAGCAAGATCGCGGATGACATCAGGCAGGCGATGGAAGACGCATTGAACGAGCACAACTCATCGGGTGGCTTCCGCCCGATTGACACCAGCGTTGTCCTTGGACTGAGTGAGTTCAAGGCGCACACCGACCGGGAGATCAAGGCGCTGATCAGGTCTGGCAAGTTCAGATTCGGCGGCAAGACCAACTGGTCTGACGGAGTAGATGCAGTGGTAGATACCAGCACCTACCTCAGTGGGCGCGTCACTAAGTTCATCATCCGGTGCATGGCCGAAGGCATGATGATCGGCTACAACAAGGGGAGCCTCCAAGGCGTCCCGTCCTCGAAGTGGGGCGAGGCGTTCAAGGAGTTCAGTAAGTACACAGACGTCTACGCGCTGAACATCGCGTTGGACGACGATGCCACGGATATCGTGACGGACCACTTCGCAGACTGCGTGAAGGCGTTCGACACCCTCCTTGGCATATCAGATATGACCGGCAAGGAAACCGCTCATGTCTGGGATCTCTGGGCTGCCGCGTTGGGGTCTGGCTCCATCGCGTTCTTCCTCGCTGGACAGAAGATCGGGGAGAAGTGGCATGACGAAGAGGTCCTGGAAGGAATCCTGAAGGTCACCAACAAGGGGAGTTAGAAAGATCGTGGATGAAGCAGAGAACTCAGCGCTTGCGGCGTTGAAGGAGGAAATCAACGGTCTGAAAAAGAGGATCGAGATCGCCAAGAAGATCATCCAGCGCCGCATCAAGCGCGGGATGTTTGATCTGGAGGATGTCACCCGCATCCTGAACGGTCAGTGGCATTACTACATCACCTTCTCTGAACGGTGGCGTGACAAGCCGCATCCATACCTGCCGGAAGCACATCCGGACAGGTTCATGGTGATCGAGAACGCAACGTCGCGAGACGAAGCAATGACGGTAGCGAAGGAGTTTTGCGGGAGGGCCTTCTGCTACCCCGTCTCTGAGGCTGAGTGGGGCTTTCACTTGACCGACGAGATCGAGCGGATCGACGCAAACAACTACATCAGGAGAGACTGTGCCAGGCAGTAATGGTCGTGGATTCGGGGACTTCAGGATCAAGGTCCCCATGACTGAGGAAGAGAAGAAGCAGGAGGCCCTCCGTAACCGGAGGGCTTCGTTGTGTCTGGCCGAGGCAGCGCTTCGGTCAGGTAGTACTAAGACAGAGCAGGTGGTGGGTCTGACCACTGCGCTGTCCATGCTTGGCCTCCTTCCCGAAGAGGAGGCAGCGTGAGACGGCTCCGGGTCAATGTCGATGGGAAGCTGGTGCTCAACCGCACCTGCAACGACGACTTCGAGTTCACCATCGAGGTCGATGGGAAGCGGATCACTGTCGGTGAGATCCCGAAGAGGCTGATCACTCAGGAGCCACCTGAGATCGGCTCGCAGGTCCGTGCCTTTGTCGGCAACCTCCAAGAAGAGGTTCTCTGCACCAAGGTTGCTCCTGGTGAGTGGGTCTTTCCCTCGAATCGGGCTGGCGACTTCAAGAGCACAATCTGGTCTCATATGGCAGTCACCGAACTGGTGAACCCTGCTCCTCCGAAAGCGGAGAAGCCAGAGCCCAGTGGTATCGGCGCAGTGATCTCAGGAGACTGCCCGCACTGCCAGGATGATGTCTACATGGTCCGCTCGATGGGGACCTGGATGTGCGAAGTCTGCGGTGTCGGCAACGACTGGTCCAGTCTCGATCACGATGTTGTCGCTATCCACAGCAAGGGGTTCCAGTAGATGACCCCTATCTATCGGTGCGCCTTCGGGTGCGACTATGACACCGATGTTCTCGGGGAGATAGACGAGCACTACAACTCCCTCCACAACACAACCCCCGCAGGAGAGACCTTGACTGACATCAAGGAGATCGCAAACAGTCTGAGCAAGGCCATCAGGGACACCAAGATGGACTCCGCGAAGGCTGACCCAGAAGACTGTCAGCTCAACATCTACATGCATGTCATGCGTGGAAATCACTCGGCTGACACCATCCTGATCGGTTTCGACCGAGACAAGTCGCTGCACGCGCTGAACATCGCTGCGGCTGGGATGGACGCTGACTACATCTCGCTCTCCTATGAGGGCTGGGTGTGTGAGCAGGAGATCAACCCCGACACCGGCGAAGGCTGGGGCGAGGGCGAGATGCACGAGTACGTCCAGAAGCACGGCAAGGATGGTGTCGTTGGTGAAGGGATCACCACCTATGTGGTGGACCGGAACCAGGAAGTCGCTTTCCGTGCTCAGCCCTACACCCAGCATGGCCCTGAGATCGAGTGGCACGACGACAGGGCAGAAGCGGTCACCGGAGCGGGTGGATACATCCCGGAGACCCTGAAGCGGATCATGGCCCAGCCCAAGTTCACCGACCTCATCCCTGAGGTCATGAAGGCGATGGGCGATGACTTGGGAGAAGAGCGCAGGCTGTTCCACCAGGACATGGCGATTCTGCGGGCCATCTCTGAGCAGGAGTTGATCTTCGGTGCCTCGCTCATGGCCGAGAAAGGGTCGCTGCGAGAGCAGTTGATCCGTGAACGGTTCGAGGAAGAGAACGAGGGTTGATCCAGCACCTAGCTTGTGCTAGGATGACCAGCATCAACTACTACACCTGAATTGGCTTCATCGTCTGGGTGTGTTGTTGGTGTTGGAAGCGCTCGGGAAACAGAAGTACCGAGAGTCATGGAGAGTAGGCTTCCCCGCTGTTTGAACTCTCGTGATGACATCGAAGTTGGTTGAGGGAGCCCCAGGCAAGTCCTGGGGCTCCCTTTTTCATGCCTAAAGGAGAGACATGAAAGAGGAAGAGAAGATCCGCCAGCAGAAGTTGATGGACGAGATCGTCCACGAGTTCGCCCACGGCGAGGGCGACATCATGAACGATGTGGTGCGAGCAGTCGGAGCCCACATCGATGTAGTCAAGGAGACGGTCACCGCTGGCGTCTCCGCGATGATCGACGCCGCGCAGGAGAAGCACAATGGCCACCCGATCATCGGAGAGAAGGAGCTGATCCACCTTATGGTGATGGGGATGGCTATCGGCGCTGAGTTCACTAGGAGGAATAGCTGATGTTCTTCACCGTGATCACGATGATGGTGATCCTCGGCGTGCTCGCGCTAGCCGGGTTCGCTGTTGGACAGTACTTCGCCAACAAGCAGAAGCTCTCCAAGCAAGAGCGTCGGGAACTGGACCTGCTCCGGACCTTCTTCGATGACGTGGATGAGCTGGCTATCGAGAACCGGGACATTGACCCGACCGCGATGCGACTGGATCTGATGATCGGGTCCTACCGCAAGACACACAGGGAGCTGAAGTGAGCGACTTCGAAGATCTGATCACCTGTGTCGGTGAGGGCTGGCGACCCATCATCCGCGAGATGCACGCCAAGGTTCTGGAGATCGACCCCAACGTCGAGGTCCTCCAGATCAAGGAAAAGTTCGGTGGTCTGCGCTACTACTACGTGTCCAAGTTCCCCTACCAGTCCGATGAGTCCAACGCGATCACCGATCTGGTCGCTCGGGCCGAGCAGAAGTGCGAAGAGACCTGCGAGGTCTGTGGGGACTGCGGAGATAACCGATCGATCCACGGCTGGTTCCGCACCCTCTGCCTGAAGCATTATCAAGAGGCCGAGGAGCGTCGTCGCAACATGTTCAAGGAGGCAGAGTGACCGCCGAGAATGACGCGGCCTGCGACTACTACGACGCGCCTGGTCAGACCTGCCTCACCGCTGGCATGGAAGTGATCGCCGCCGAAGGTCTGTGTGGCAAATGTGCAGTCCGGGTGCTTTACACCTCGCTGACCGCCCGAGAGCGTATCGCGCTAGCGCACGCCGTCTACCGGCTGACTGGATATCCCGAGCCGAAGGGCGAGTACGACTTGTCGAGCGTGAGGAACCCCGTGGAGCGCGCCGTCGAGGACATCCTCGCCACCCGCGTCCTTCCGCCCGGAGAGCAGGTCGATGAGACCTGACAAGTGGGAGATGCTGGCCATGCTGCTCGGCGGCGCGGTCGGCATCGTTCTCGGAATCATCATCGCCATCCTGATCTGGATGGTGATCCTGTGAGCGTCTTCATCTGGGAAATACGGTGCCAAGCCAGGTACTGCGACAACGTGTTGCTCAGCAACATGTCGATGAACGAGACGCTGTGGTGGGCCGAAGACGAGAACTGGTTGATCGATGATCACCGGATCTTGTCTGTCCAATTGGTCTACTGTCCGCAGCACCACACTCGTACGAGGGGTGAGGTCTGGACAGCAGAGTGCAGGGAGTGTGACTGGGATGAGGAGTTCGACTCCGAAGACGAGGCGCACGAAGCAGCAGCAGACCATGAGGCAGTGGATTGTGACTGCTGCTGGCATGACACGGAAGTGCTGAGCCCAGAAGCAAGGGAGGAGAGAAGGAAGCGGGCAAGGCAGGCCCGTGAAGAGTGGGAGTCCAAGCAGGTTGAACGCGATGCTACCGAGAGGTACGTCGCGTTTCTCATTGATAGAGATCAACAAACCAGGAAGAGAGACATGAAGCGAATCGACTACGCCGCCAAGACCTCGCGGCGTGAGAAGAACAAGCACATCGCAGCCGTAGCGCTGGTGTTCATCGTTGCTGTTCTTCTCATCGTCCTCAGCGCGTGCGGTGCGCTGCCACAGGACTGCGGGGATGACCAGATCGCATCCGAAGACTACGGGTGCATCGACAAGGATGACCTTGACCTCAACGACTCGGGCTCCACCGACGACGAGGAGAGCGAGTGGGATGGGGGCGACGACTGATGGCTGAGAAGATCACCGTCCCCGGCACCAAGATCGAGACCGAGTGGATGGAGGTCACGCCCGAGATAGCCAAGCTGTTCTTGGACGTGAACACCGCCAACCGAGCCAAGCGTGACAAGCACGTCTACCGGATCGCCTCCGACATGGAGCAGGGTCTGTTCCACATCACCCACCAGGGCATCGCCTTCGATGAGGACGGTGTGATGCTGGACGGTCAGCACCGCTGCCAGGCGATCATCCTCTCCGAGAAGTCGCAGTGGATGTTGGTCACCACCGGCCTCCCGGTGAAGGCTAAGAAGGTGGTCGATGGCGGAGCCAAGCGGAAGGCGGCAGACTTCATGCCTGGTGCCTTCCGTGACCTGAAGGCTGCCGCGATCAGGATCGTGATGGGCATCGAGTACATGGGCGGGGCGTTCAGCGCGAACTCGCTGGCGAACTCGGTACAGCAGGTGACCTCTGCTGCGATCCAGGACAACTGGGACCGGTGGGGAGATCTCACCGACCTGGCACATCTGGCTTCACAGGCAAACCGGAATGTAGCCATCGGTCCCGCTGGTCTGTTGGCAGCAGCGATGCTGCACCCGAAAACTGGCAAGGAGTTTCTTGCCGGTCTCGTGTCGATGACTGGTCTGGAATACGGCGACCCCCGCCTTGCACTGCTGAAGTTCCGTGGCAGTGGCAAGCGCATCCAGACGCCGTACGCAGCATACGCTGCCATCAAGACCGCAAAGGCGTTCGACGCGGGCAAGCGGATGAACGTGCTCAGGTTCTCGCCCACCGAAGTGCAGAAGGTGGACCTGTACAAGATGGAACACAATGAGTGAGAACAAGCGGAGAGGCCACTCCAAGCTGACCCCTAAGCAGGTCGCTGAGATCCGGTCTTATCTGAGGCTGGGGGTGCCGAACGTCGTGCTCTCTACGAAGTACAGCATCTCCAAGCAGATCATCTGCGACATCAAGGCAGGGCGGATCTGGAAGGACGTGGAGCCTGATGAAGGAACTCTCCGTAACGGTGGTTACTCCGACTTCATCAAGTAAGCCACGCCAGCACATCTGGTGCGGTTACTGCGGCCTGAAGACCTGGTTCGGGTCTTCGTGCTGGAACCCTGACTGCGGAGCTAGGGACTATGACCCGTCCCAAGCGCCTCGGTTGGTGTAGCGACGGATTCCATCAGGGCGGGGTGTACCAGTTCGGTACACCCTGCTCTGGTGTGTCCGCTACCGGAAAGAAGTGTGAGTGCGAGTGCCATGAGCGAGCCGATCAAGGTTCCGGCAAGCCTGCTAAGAGCAGAGCGAGAACGAGGACGAGAGGAGGGAAGACTCGAAGAGCGAGGAAGACTTCTGCAAGTTCTCAGAGCAATAGAAGCTGACATCTACAAAGGTCAGTGGTCCCCCAACGTGGCTGGCTTCAGGCTGGCCATTTTTGCTGTCGAGGGAAGACTCGACAAGATCCTCAAAACCAGGAGAGACAGTTGAAGAAGATCGTGATAGCAGCAGCCGTGACCCCGCTGTTGCTAGCCGGTTGCAGCACCACCGCAACCGACTCGGGTCAGGTTGCCTTGCACTACAAGGGCGGCGCTACCCAGGCTGAGAAGTTCGAGGGCTGTGTTGGTCCCGGCGAGCGCACCGTGGACGGCGCAGGTGACAAGCACTACACCTACCCCTCGAACCAACGGAAGTACGTCTACGACGACACTGATGGCGCTGATCGTGAGCCGATCCAGATCACCACATCGGACGGCATTCCGATGACGGTTACCGGGATCACCAGCTTCGTGCTGAACACGTCCTGTGAGCCAGTGACCGTGGCGGGCAAGGAGTACAAGGGCGGCACTATCCAGGTGTTCCACGAGTACATGGGCAAGCCCCGACATGCCTACTTCGATGACAACACCGAGGGCGAAGGCTGGGGGCCGATCCTCGATGACTACCTCGGTCGCCAACTTCAGATCCTGGCGAACACAGTTGCCCAGGAGAACAAGTGGTCCTACGACCAGCTCTACAACGACACGGCAGTTCGTCAGCAGTGGCAGGACGAGGTTCAAGAAGCCATGGTCGCAGCGGTCAACCGGTCTACCGAGACCGACCAAGAGTTCTTCAAGAACTACGTGGTGAGCTTCGACCAGCCGCAGCCTCCGGAGAACCTGAAGAACGACCTGCTGACGCGGCAGCGAGCGTTGGCGCAGGCCGAGACCGCAGAGGCCAAGGCTGAGGCAGCCGTGATCACCGCCAAGGCTCAGGCAGCCCAAGCCAGAGCTGAAGCCGAGACTCGCAAGGCTGAGATCTCTGGATACGGCTCGGTGGAGGACTACCTGAAGGCCAAGGCCATCGAGAAGGGGATCAACCCCTGGCAACCCGGCTGGAACTTCCCCACCCGATAAGGAGGACTAATGCAGGCAGTCAACCTGAAGGGGTCGTGGTACTTCTGCCACGGCTGCGGCAAAGCGTTCCAGGGCGAGCCGGAAGAGAAGCGGTTCACCGACCGGTACCTCGATGAGGACACTCTGGTGGACGACATCATCGAGCACTACTCCTACGTCAAGTACCGGTGCCATGATGGGAACCCACCTGGGTCAGACCCGTGCAGCGTCGATGACGACGATCTGGAGCAGTACTACGATCCGTTCCAGTGCGGGAACTGCAAGCAGTTGTTCCCTGACGTCGGCAACGCGATGACGTGTTGCGATGCCTAGGTACAAGTGCAACGAGTGCGGCAAGGTAGTAGAGCGGGATCGGAGTAAGTTCTGGATCCGTTCTTACTGCGAGAGCACCGGGAAGATGACTCGGATCTATCGAGTGCTAGGAAGATAGCAGTGGGTCTCAGTTATGAAGAAGGTCTCCGGATGGCGCGACTGATGAAGGAGCACGATCTCTCCATCAGGAAGGCCATCGAAGAGACCATCGCTGCCAACCATGGTGTAGTCGCACTGAGGTTCACAGACGGCTGTCGCGAGATGACCGTGGAGGTCTTGGACGAGCCGTTCGATCCCAACGTCAGAATCTACCCAGGATAAGAGCCAAGGGGCTCACCAGTCATATGACTGGTGAGCCCCTCCCGGCTCTTTTTTTGTGCCCAGAATGTGACTGGAGTGACTGGTGTGACTAGGCGATGGACACCGCTAGTTTCCCGGCGTAGAGGTAGTAGCCCTGACCGTTCAAGATCACCGCACCACCTTGGGGGAGTGGTCCGTACGCTGCCAACTCACCGAGGTTCTGTGCGTCCCAGATCCCGAAGTGCGTGACCCGGTTCTGAGTCAGCCCGGTGAACTTCACGTCCTCCAGACTCCAGATCGTTCGGTTGGCAGGCGATGTGAAGATCGCCTTCTTGCGCACGTAGCCGCCGCCAGAGATCTCCCCGAGGCCGATCCCGCCGATAGCGGGTGATTCGTAATGCAAGGAGACCCAGGCGTTCTCAGCGATCTCCAGCAGCCACCGGTGCGCCCTGTTGTCAGAAATCCCACTCATCACGCTGCTCCTGGATCCACGCGGAAGAACCGGCCCATGAAGTAGACCGGCTGATCACCTTGCTCGTCACAGTAGATGTTCACGAACAGCATCCCGACATCTTCGGTGTTCTTGTTGTTCGCCGGGTTGAGCAGGTCGATCAGGGGAGAGGGCTGCCAGCCCCACTGGTTCTCATCGACTAGTAAGCCGGTTCGGTCAGCACCCCGAGAAGCACGACCAGGAGAGTAGCCAGCAGGCTCATAGTAGTTACCCCAGCCAACCAGCAGCTCAGCGTCCTTGGCGTTGAGCATCGCGTCGTTCTCATAGATCGTGCCGTCTTCCTTGACCTGCTCCCAAGCATCCTTGATGAACGGGTTGGACTGGAACACGTTGTAGTTCACTGTGAACGGGCGATCCGCGACTGGTCTATCTCCCCAGGGCTTCAGGTACTTGATCCCGGTGGGCTCCGGGTTATCAGGGAACTTCGGCATCGCGCCAGGCCCAGAGCCGTTGTTGGCGTAGATCGAGACGTGGAACCGCACCGGCAGTACGTTCCCGTCTTTGTCGTACGCCGCGATCTGGGACAACCGGATGGTGCCTGCCTGAGCCATGCGGATCGGTATGGGAAGTGCCAGCCCGGTGGAGTCTGGACGCCGAGCCCAGTTCTTGGTGGAGTCCGTGGTGTTGGTCGGACCGATCCGAACGTAGTAGTTCGGGTAGCGCTTCGGCGGGAACTTCCTGGTCCACTCCTCGTAGGGGAACTCCGCAGTGGACGGGATCCGCTCCATGAAGAACTCCGTCGCGTTCAGCCCACCACCAGAGGGCAGCACGCCAGAGCCCTCGGTGTAGCTCCAGGGCAGCACCAGATCCTGGGTGAGGTTCTGGTACTTGCCAACCTGAAGCGCACGCACAGGGTCCATTGCGTCTCGGGTACGTGCTTGGACCTCCTCGACCGTGAGCTGGTCACGGAACTTGGAGTCGATGGTGAGCGAGACCGAGAGCGACTCGAAGTTGACGGTGGACTGTGCGACGTGGACCAGATAGCCATCAGGGTTGGAGAACAGCCCCATGATCCGGATCGTACGTCCAGCCTTGATCAGCATCCGAGGGAACGGTTTGCCGTCTGCGGTACGTGGATCAGTGTTCAGCGTGAGTGATCCAGTGAACCCAGGATCAGCGAACCGCTGTAACTGACTCTGCGCCACCTTGTACGCAGCAGGCTCGTCCAGGCCCTCCTGGAACCTGATCTGACGTTCCTTGGCCCTAGTGTTTCTATCCCGCTGCGGGTTGCTCTGGCGCGGGTAGACCAGCGGTGAGAAGGCGTAGGGCTTGAACAGCGTGCTGTCTCCACGCGGGCCGATCTGCATGTTGGAGTACTTCACACCAGACAGATCAGTGCCCTCGCCGTAAAAGACGTTGGCTCGCTGGGTGAAGTCCCGGCTACCACTCAGTTCCACGCCAGGAGCACCGAGTACTACCTCGATGATCTCAGCATCGTCCTCCGCAGGAGGCTGCCTGAGGAACAGCTCAGGACGACGGTTGCCGTTGTTCCGGATCGTCCACTGGGAGTTGCCTTCGTTGAACATCACTCCCAGCAAGGACTGAACGTGCCCGGTGAGCAGCGGTTCCCAGCTACCAGTGGAACGAGAGACCAGCCCCGTCCACTTCTGCCCAGTAGCCACGCCCCAAGGCTTGAGGAACCAGAAGTACGACGGCGTGTTCATCTGCGGTACGCGAGTCTGCCAGTCCTCAGGGAAGGACACCTTGATCGGAGCCAGCCCCGCTGGGTGCTTCTTCTGATCGAAGGCGCGCTGGATCAGGATCTCGTACGGGATCGGTCGCTTCGGGAACTCAGGCTTGGCCAGGTAGTCATCTAGCGCGAACAGCGCACCCTTCAAGTCCACGCTGAAGGAAGACTCGGCTCCGCTCAGAGAGAAGTTGAAGGAGACGATGAAGCCTTCCCACTGCCACTTGAAGTCATAGACTCCGGTGTTCTGCCACACCACGTCGATATCAGAGTCAGGCACCAACCAATCCAGATCACCTTGACCCGGCGTATCGAAGATGGTGACTTGCGGGAGATCTAGCGAGCCAACTGTGTCGGTGAACGGGTCTGAGGTAGACAGGTTGCTGATCGTGATCGGAGCGCCTCGGAACATGGTGATCTCGCGTCTCAACCCGCCAGGAGGCTTGGCGAAGATCCGGAAGTAGCCGATCAGATTGTTGTCAGCGGGGACCGCAGTCAGGCTCACTGGTCACCGCCGTAGATCGCTGCGAGCTTGGCGATCTCAGCGTTCACTTCGATAGCGCTCAGCCGGTCTGGATAGAAGCCAAGGTCGAGTACAGACATGTCAGCAGTGTGCAGTACGTCGCCGTTGCTACGCCCTAAGAGCACGTCGCCAGTAAGCGGTGTCGCTTCTCCGGTGTAGGTGGTGGCACTGCGGATGCCAGAAGGGCCAGTGCCAGCGTAGATGTAAGTGTTCGGCCTACCCAGCACCAAAGCCAGATACATCGGTGCGCTCTGGGAGAGCATCTCCGAGATCGCCAGCACAGGCACACGCTTGGTCTGCTCTGACTCCACGAAGACGTGCTGGCCTTGCAACGTGATCGAGATCCAGCCGTTGCTGATCGGCTCTTCGAAAGTGTCCTGTCCACCAGGAGCAGGGAAGCCAGGGCACCAGATCCCGGAGTAGGGGATATCCAAGTTGTTGCCATAGACCGAGTTCATGTTCACGGCCATGATCACCGTGTAGCCAGAGCCACCACCCACGACCCCGCTCAGGTTCGCATGGAAGTGCTCACGGGAGTCTGAGTCGAAGTTCATCGCGCTCATGTAGAGCCGCTCAGTGCCAACGCGGTAGTCGTAGTCAGTGATCATCGTCGGCGCGAAGTCAGCACCGGTCTCGAACACGATGTCTAGCGAGGACTGGTAGGGACGCCAGACCAGAGAAGTCTCGTCGTAGTAGTCAGGGTCTGCGACCCAGCGAACCATGGCGTCGGTGATCAGATCCAGCGGCCTTTGCCGGTACCCGATCACTTCACCATCTGCGCTGGCCAGCGTGCGAGCAACGATGTCGCACTCGGGGACAGAGACCGGCCAGCCAGCAGCCATTCGATACTCATCCAGCTCATGCACGGCGAACCTGATCGGAAAGAGCCCACCAGGTGCTTCATGCAGCGGAGAAGGCACCGGACGAGCGTTGGCCGTGGCGCTGCTCTCGATCCGGACTGGCTCAGGGCTGACGTACTTGATCGCCATCAGACTTCTTCCTCATCGAGGAAGAACGGCCCGAACTCGACTACCAACTCACCAGCGCCGACAACTACCTGATCACCCGCCTCCACGAACACTGGGTCGATCAGCCTGCCGTAGAAGTACACGTAGCCATCTGTGTCTGCGTTGCACAGCGCCCAGTATCGGCAGCGACCCCACTCAGTGGTGGCGGTGATGAACGAGATGTCATCGCCGTTGGCGACCAGGTGGAGCTGACCGGAGTCAGTATCGCCCCACATCTCGATGCTGTTTGCGATCTCTACCCGCTGGTAGCCGTCATCGATAGTCGGCTCATCCAGCTCAGCACCAGAGATGTAGGGGTTGGGCGGAATCTCTCTGGCAAGCGCTAGGTAGAAGTTAGGAGGGATCTCGGCAGACCGAGAGATGAAGGCCCGCAGGATCTGCCCTGCGCCCCACAGTGTTGGCCTACCTGCCATCAGATGCGCTCCCTGGTGATCTCTGGATAACGAGGCACCGTGAAGCTCATCTGAGCCATCTGTGAGTGCGACCAGATGTGACCGCGACTCGAAGTGGTATCAGCCAACTGACAGCGCCAGTACTCACGGTACTCGTTCGTAGTCCAGCGGATCCGATAGTCGAACTGCTCGAACAGCATCTCCAGAGTGAAGAAGTTGTCAGCCAGGTCTGTCTGGGTGCTTCCATGCACCCAGACGTTGATGGTCTCGTTGATCATCTCCGGTACGGCGTGGACCAGGTAGTTACCACCAAGCACGGGAGACTGCGTGGTGATCTTCCGCCAGGTCTTGGAGGAACTGTCCCTGGTCCCCTCGGCGTTGATCTTGTAGTTCACACCATCGTTGATGTTCACCCACTGACTGCCGTAACTGACCTCTACAGCCAGATACTGGAGTCCGGTCTTGGTCGGGTCGGTGACATCTACCGGGATCGCTTGCCTCATGGCACTCTCCTACCGCCGACTGAAGGCCGGGTCAACGCTGCTGCTCGCTCCCGAGTTCGAAGCTGGGTGATCAACTCGTTCGGGTTGTTCGCCTGGACAGTGATCGGACCAGAGAACGTCGTAGAGCGGTCGATCTGATAGCTGGTGGAGTGGTTGCACACCACCGGCTGCTGGTAGCCAGCAGTACGTGCGCTGCGGCCTGCCTGACCAACGCTGAGCCGGTCCATCAAGGTGGCGAGGAAGTCCACGCCCTTCCGGTCCAACGGCAGCACTGCCTCAGGACCACGCTCACCAACACCGATCACCTGTGGGCCAGAGAAGATCGAGCCCTCGGCGTACCAGTTGTTCGCGTCGTGGAACTTCAGCGCGCTGAGCGGGTCGTGGAAGTTACCGCTGTTCCGGATGTAGTTCAGACCCCAGCCGATCTGCACCCGAGGGTCACCACCGATGCCCTGGGTGTTGCGTCCACTACCGACCTTGGAGTCGTAGTAGCCCCTCGGCATCTGGTGCATGTCGATCAGCGCCTGCGGGATGCCGTAGGCCGAGGAGGTCGGGTTGTCAGCGGTGTGCTTCCAGCCCGACTCACGCATCCACAGTTCAACCAGAGCGTTCCACTGCGGTCCCTTGTCCCAGCCGTAGGCCCGAGCCAGCTTCTGACCGAGGCTCACGTTGGACTTCACGTTGGAGGGGATGTCCTGATGCCCAGGGTCGCCAGTCGGGTTCGACAGATCGACCCCGGTAGCCTTCTCCATCTTCTTGATCGCTCGGGCTGCGAACTTGTTGATGATCCCGGAGAAGTCACCCTCATCGAAGATGTTCGCACCAGAGAGTCGTGCAGCCATCCGCTCCAGCTTGGGGTAGCGGTCCTTCAAGATGCTGGCAGCGCTCATCTGCGACTTGGCCAGCCGACCCAGGGTGTCGGGGTCCACGTCCACCCCGTTCATCCGGACCTCGAAGTGCAAGTGATCACCAAAGGACTGGCCGGTGTTACCCACCGCACCGATCCGCTGACCTGCGTTGACCTTCTCGCCAGGCTTCACTCCGATGTTGCTCTGGTGGGCGTAGTAGGTCTGAAGCCCGCCACCGTGATCGAGGACCACCAGGTTTCCGTAAGCACCACCCCAGCCAGCCGAGGCCACAGTGCCAGACAGCGCAGCGAGAATCGGCGTACCAGCAGCGGCTGAGTAGTCGTCACCAGTGTGGTAGCCCTTGGCGTAACGCGAGTTCTGAGAGCCGTAATCGTTGTAGCCAGTGGTGTAGGTACCAGCCGGAAGTGGAGCAGTAGCCGCAGCGCGACCACCACCACCGCCACCGGTGTCCCAGGTACTCCAGGGCTGGCGACCAGTTGGCGAAGAGTCGCCCTTCAGCTTGCTCTCGTGAGCAGCCGTGGCACCAGGGGTACGTCCGCTGCGCCCACCGCCGCCGCTAGTGCCCTTGGGAGCGGTGTAGTCCACACCGAAGACATCAGCGAGCATGGTCATGATCTCGACCGCGACCGGGCGAGTGTCCTTCTTCAGATCACCGAGTTCGCGCAGGATCGTCTTCGCCTGCCGCTGCGCGTGACCAGAAAGCTTGTTCGCTGACGTGGTGAGGATGTCTTCCAGGTTTCCGCTGATCCCCTTGGCAGCCCGCGCCAGGTCCCGCTGAGCCCGTGTCATCGAGGTACCGAAGTCAGTGACCATCCGAGACACTGCGGTTGCGTAGTCCTCAGCAGAGCGCGCCATCGACTTGGAGAAGGCTTCTTGCTGCCGGTCCTGCGAGCGCTCGTAGTCATCAGCCTGACGGCTCATCGAGCGACGGAAGTCCTCCTCCATCTGCCCCATGTTGCGGCGGAAGTCCTGACGGCTGCGCCGAACCGAGCGCTCGAAGTCAGCCATCGCCCGGGTACGAGCCAGCCGGTGCGACCGGTTGAACTCCTGCCACTCAGTAGAGGACTCGTCAGTGACCAGCTTCCCAGCAGCCTTCAGTCGCTTAGCGACCGCCCGGTTGAACTGCTGGATCATCTCTGGGTTCTCGGTGACATCCCCGATGAACCGAGAAAGTTGCTGGGCGTTCTTGGGATCGGTCAGTCCGAGTTGCTGAATGGCGTTGTCAGAAAGCCCCATCCCTCGGAGCTGATCGAGCTGGCTGCTCTGCTCCTGCATCCGGTTGAGCTGGTCCTGCATGTTGAACAGTGAGTAGCCAGCGGACTGGGTGCGCTGGACGCTGACCCGCTCGTAGACGTTGTACATGTTCTTCGCGGCCTGCTCGGTCATGAGCTCCACCTGGTGGTGGAAGTCCTCCTCCTGACGCCTACGCGACAGGTTGAAGTCATGCCGTTGCCGCTTCAGCGAGCGGTGATAGTTCTCTGAGGCACGCTCACGCTGAAGCTCGAAGTCGAACTCAGCCCGACTTCTGCCCCGCTGGTAATCCTCTTCCTGGTACTGGCGCTGAAGGTGGAAGTCTTCTTGCGCACGAGCCCGCTGAAGTTCATAGTCGTAGTCCATCCGACGACGCTGCTTGTCGAAGTCGTCTTGACCACGCTGCTGCTGGATCTCGAACTCACGCTTCTGGATCAGGAGCTGAGTGAAGTACTGACGCTGACCTTCCAGGTAGTCCATGTACTCACCAGTGGCAGCCTCCTGCTTCTGCCGTGCCTCAGCACCGGTGGGCGTGATGGACATCGCCGTCACGTAGTCAGTGGTCCGTGCTCGGAACTGCTGCATCGGGTTCATCGCAGCGATCTCGTAGCCTCGGTACTGAGCGTTGCGAGCCTCAGCGCCTGCCGCGAACCCGTAGAGCGGGTTGGATGGATCCTGGACCAGCGCCTGGATCTCGCCCATGATCCGCTGCACCTTGGGCGCATCGTTACCGGCGTCCTTGACAGCCGACAGCAGATCCTTGATCGCGGTGATCTGGAGGTTCACGTCATCTGGTGATTCCAGAGCCTTCGCAATCGAGGGGAGTTCCATCAGCCCCTCTGCGCCAGGGATCTTGCCGATCCGCCTGATCAATGGATCAGTGGTGTCAAGCTCCCCACCCTTGGTGTAGTCCTCACCAATCTTCTTCCGGATCGCATCGATAGCCTTCTGACCACGAAGGTCGGTGTTCAGACCGAGATCGCTGAGCAGCCGCTTCCGGTCATCCTCAGAGATACCGGTGTCGCCACGCTTGTCGGGGGCGAAGATCGAGTGCTCGGCCAGAGCAATGAACCGCTCCTGGTCAGTCTTCGCCTTCCCCATCTGCGGAGCAGCGCGCATCAGGTCTTCGACATCGAAGGACTGCCAGCCGTAGGCGTCTTGCAGGTGCCGAGCGAACTCTTCCTGCTCGTCGGTGAACTTGTCGAAGCCGGTCTTGTTACCAAAGCCCAGCCCACCGAAGTCGAGCCGGAACCTGTCTTGGGCGACACCAGCTCTGGTGCCACCCTCTCTGGTGAAGCCACCGACCATGGCAGCCATGCCACGACCACGCTCGATGTCAGCGGCGCGGTCACCGTACTTGCTCCAGACCAGATCAACCCGCTCATCGCGCATCGACTGCGCGTAGCTGAGCTTCTTACCAACCGCCTCGTTGCTCGGCCCGAAGACCTTGTACCGGTTGGGCTGGTTCATCGCAGACCGGAGCGCAGCACCGTCTACGACATCACCCTCGCGCAGATCCCGCATGATCTGCTCAGCAGTGGACGCATCGAACTTGTCGATCAGATCCAGCTTCATTTCCTGGATCGCGGCAGGGTCGTTGCGAATGATGTCGTACTGAGTAGACAGATACTCAGCGGTCTCTTCCTTGCTCAGCCCCTTCAGGCTCTGCTGGGAAAGGAAGTGGTCGCTGTGCCGAGCAACGTTCTTGTCCCGGCGCGTGACCCTGTTCGCCCGAGACATCGTGGTGACTTCGGGCTTCTTGTTCTCCCACTGTCCTGCGTAGGTGGGCAGACCGGTACGACCAGAAGCTTGGAGGTAGGGATCGAGCGAGCCAGTGAGGTCCTCAGTCTTGCCGACCGTCTTATCCCGCATCGCGTCGTAGGCCATGTAGCCGCCGAAGGCACCCATGATCCCCAGCATTGGGCCGCTCATGCCCAGAGCGCCAAGACCCTTACCGAGCAGCCCAACGCCCTGTCGCGCAGCGCCTGCGCCAGCCATGGCCAGCGAGGACACCAGCGAGCCCATGCCTCGGGAGAAGCCGCCCATGCCGCGTGCAGCCGACTGGCTCTCCAAGGACAGCGTGCGGAACGCCTTGGCCAGCTTGTCTGATGCCTCAGGGATCCGCATCGAAGAAGCAGTACCGGCCAGGCCAGCGTTAGCCTGGGTGATCAACTGCTGCATGTTGACTTGCCCAGCCATCGGTCCAAGCCGAGCACGGAAGTCGTCCAGAGTCTTGGGAAGACTCTGGCCGCTCATCAAGGCTGAGAACCGACCTGACATGCCCGTTGCAGCAGCCTGGGTAGCCACACCACCAGGACCCTGACCCAGGTTCCGCCAAGCATCGTTCATCCTGCCGATAGCTGCGTAGTCGCTGAGCCGCTGCGCGTTGAACCAGCGCACCCGCTGAGTCGGGTCGTTCAGACCCATCTTGCCTGGCACACCCCACCACATCGGTGAGTAGGTGTCACCGATCATCCGAGCAGCCCAGCCAGCGGTACTACCAGCAGCACCCGCGATTCGGCTTATCGGACCATGCGTGCGCGGAGCCCCGTACATGCCACCGGTGGCGGTGTAGAGCGCACGCGAGGCCAGGCTTGGCTGCTGCCGAGCAGCAGGTAGCAGGTTGCTGGCCATGATGCCTGCGTTGTACGCCCAGCGCTGACCGAACGCGCCACGATCAGCGATCCGATCACCGATCCGCATGTTGTTGCCTTGACCGACATCGATCCTGCCGCCACCCCTACGGCCTTCTCGGATGCCGTAACCAAGAGAGCCACGACCGACCTGGCGGATCAGCGCCATGGTCGCCAGTGGTGCCGCAGCGGTCATCGCAAGACCGCCAATGGCAGCCAGTGGCGCAGCAAGACCAGCCAGTGTCGATGCCATGTCCCCGATAGGTCCAGACATCAGACTTCGTACCGCTGAGGCCATCTTCTCGATGCCGGTGACGAACTTGTCTGCGTACGGCGCGAAATTCTCACCGAACGCCTCGGCGGTCATCGTCACTTCAGAGCGGAGCCGCTTCAGTGAGTCGAACAGACCATCTGTTGCTGCCTTCGATCCTCGCGTCATCGCGTTTGGATCAGCACCGTTTGCCTGTGCGATGGCAGCACCGATACCACCGGTCTGCTGGCTCATTGCAGTGATCGCCCGCATGGTCCGCATCCCGTCGAGACCAAGACGGTTCAGCGTGGTGATCGCAGCAGGACCCTGCCGGTTCAGGGTGTCGAAGATCTTGGTGACGGCCTCGGTCTTGTCCATCTCCTTGAACTGACCAACCGTGACACCGACCAGGTTGGCGTACTTAGCCAGGTCTGGTGAGCCGGTCTGAGTCGCGTAGGCGATGTCGCTGACGATCTTGTTGAAGGCGTTACCAGCGGTGTAGCCGTCCTGACCGGCCTTGATGAACGCAGTCGAGACACCAGTGATCTCGTTCTGGGTCATGCCGATCATCCGACCGACCGGGGCAATCTGGTTGGCGAACTCCAAGATCCCCTGAGCGCTGGTGTTGGTCTTCGCAGCCAGCGAGGTCAGCGTGTTCGCGTACTTCTCGGTGTCTCGCTGCGGAGTACCCATGGTCCGCTGGAGCTGGAGCATGGACTGTGCCAGCGCAGCAGAAGACTCACCAGTAGCGTTGCCCAGCCGGGTGAAGGTGTCCGCAAGCTGGGTGATCCCGCGAGTGTTGTCTCCGACCTTGGACAGCACCTGGACCAGAGCAGTGGCTTCTCTGGTAGATGTGCCGTAGGCAGAACGCAGGCTGTTGACCGCAGCCGTGTACTCAGTGAACGTACGCTTCTGCACGTCCATGTCTTTGTTGAGCACAGCAGCCTGAGCCTGGAGGCTCTCCATCTGCTTCTCAAAGGCTGCATAGGCAGTGGTCGCACCAGTGATCGCGGCCATGTCCGCTGCCGCAAAGCCCAGAAGCTTCTTCCCACCCCACTTGGAGAGGTCGTTGAGCTTCTTGGTTACCGAGTCGAGACCCTTGGCGAACTGTTCAGTAGCGTTAGCCGACTGCTGTAGGGAAGCGTCGTACTGAGATGTGTCAGCGGTGAGTACGACATTGGCTTCCATCGGCTGCGATGTCATCTACTACTCCTCGACTGACCTCATCTTCGCCCTGCGCCTCTTGGCCGCTACCTGCATCTTTGCCTTCACCAATGGCGTAGTCGCGATCAGCTTTACGTTAGTGCCTGGTAGCGATCTTGACTCCTGATCACTGAAGACAGATTTCTGGTAACAGCCATTACAGAACTCGTCAACAGCAGTGTAGGCGTACTTGTTCTCTTCCCACTCCCATGGAGCAGTACCGCACATCGAACAACGCGCAGCCTGCTCCATGGCGAAGGCGAGAGTCTTTGCCTTGTCTTCAGGAGCCCAGTCGAGGAACTCTGAATGAGGTATCCCCTGCTCGAAGCAGAAGGACATCTCCAAGAAGAAGTTCGGATCCGTCCTTAGACGTTTCCGTTGAAAGGGATGTCCACGCCCCGGTTGTTCAGCTCAACCGCGTGACGGAACAGCACCATCAGATCACCACGCGACCACTCCGGTGACTCCCAGATCTCCTTAGCGTCCTTCTCAGTCATCTCAGGCTCAACGCACACCTTGGCGATCAGTGCAGGGGCGAAAGAGTCGATGTTGAAGGACGAACCATCGACCCGCTGCTCTGCGGTGGGCGGGTGCTTGGAGACGAGCTTGTCGTACTCCTTGGCACCGATGGCCTGGTAGGTGAGGGTGACCTCGTTCTGCTCACCGTCGTCTCCAGCCAGGTAAATAGAGAACGTCTCCTTGGCGCGACTCTTTCCCTTCAACAGGTCTAGAGTCGCGGCCTTGGAGACATCGCTCTGCTTCTGGCGCGCTTCGACGGTCTTGCTCTCGTTGCTTGGCATTGTGCCTTCCTTGGGCGGTAGGAGGGTGTAGCGCTATGAAGTTGTACTACGCAGCGACAACAGCGTCTTCAGCAGGCTCGATGTTCACAGCACAGGAGACGGTGAAGGTGAGCACGGTGTTGTTGCTCATGTTCGCCATCGTCCGGGACGTGACCATGACCGGCCAGACCTCGATCTCGTCAGTAGCAATCGGCAGGTTGTCAGTACCAGTACCGCCGAAGCGACTGACCAGGAAGTAGCCACGAGTACCACGCGGGAGCAGCTCCCAAGCAGCGTCGTTCTCGTCGTCGCGGTAGAAGTCAGCGTCGAAGGTAGCCGAGCTGGTACCGGCAGTGCTGGTCTCGAACAGCGAGTCGAACGCAGGGGTAGGCACAGCGTTGCCCCGGCTCGATGCGTTGAGCGAGATCAGGAAGCCGGTGAGATCCTCCGCAGCAGCAACTTCCAGAGCTGTAGGTGCGGTGTGGTCCGCAAGGCTGGCCTCGGGAAGGAAGCCAACCCAAGTGTTCTCATTTGGGATGAGCCGCGCCATCGTTACTCCTTGGTGTCAGAGCCGAAGAGCTTCTGCTCCTGCTGCTCAATCTTCTCGACAGTCTGCTTGCGCTCGTTGACTGCCTTCTTCTGGTCCTTGTCTCCATCATCTACAACCGTCCAGCCGCGCTTCGCCAGTCCAGCGAAGGTCTGCTCGGTTGCAACTCCGCGAACGCCATCCTTCTCGATGACGACCGTCTTGCTGCGGCTCATGACCTCTCCTTTGATAGCCAGACCTCGAAGAGGTCCGTTTCTGTGAAGTAATCAGGAAAGGTGGACCCAATCCTGTTCGTACCTCCCACCGAGGTACAGCGGATCTGCTGGATCCGCCAGTTTCCTGCGTCGGTCGTCACCGACTCCCGTTCGATGTTGGTGAGCTTCACCCGCATCTTGTCTGCTAGCCAGTCAAGTTGATCTCTTGTAACTCCAGCGTAGAAGACGGTGTAAGGCAGCCTCCACTCCGTAGCGGAGGCGGCAAACGACCCTGTGCCAGCAGTAGCAGTCCCAGCGGTGAGTACCATCCAGGGAATGAAGTTCGTGCCCTCTGAGTTCGGCTCTCCCTGCCAGCCGTAGGGATCAGTGGGTGCGGCGTTGTCTCCAACCGGTAGTCCGGCCTCTCTCAGTTCTGCGAGGAGGCGAACGGTGATCGGGCCACGGTTGATGGTGGGTACGGTCACTTGTACGCCTCCTCCAACCTCTTGATGTTGGCCTCAGCGACCAACGCGCCAAGAGTATCCACCCAAGCTTCGAAGGCAGGGCGAACATAGGGCTGAGCCTTGGTGCCAGGGTGGTTCACCTTAGAGGCGAACACCTTCTGCCCACCCATGTTGAAGACGAGCACCTTCTTGTTCTTCGGCAAGATCACGTGTGGCTTGGTGCCGAACTCCACGTAGGCGGCGTACTCGGTGTTGGGGCCGATGATCACCTTGTTGGTGGCTACCTTGATCTCAATCGACTGACGCAACCGACCAGTACGGACAGGAGCACGCGCCTCCATGTCTGACTTGATGTAGTTGGCCGAGTGGACCAGCACATTCTGTGTGGTGATCTCAGCGCCACCAGCAGACTCCCGCATCGCCTCAGCGAGCCGGTAGATGTCAGCGGAAGCAACGCTGCTCATTGCTTCCTCCGTCTCGCCGCAGCCATCTTGCGCTGTACCTCTTCATAGCCTGCGCGGAACTCAGGGCTGCCTCCATACTCATGGTCACGAGGAACACCGAAGTCAGCACGCCCTTCTTCACGCCCGCGTACTAGATCACTGGCCCTGCGCTCTCGCCAACGGACCGGGTTGCGCTTGGGAGCGATGTGTCGCCGTTCATGACGAAGTACCTCAGAAGAAGGCGTGCCCTTGATCGTGCCTCCGGGCTTCCCATACATCTGGATCACGCCAGTCCCGCGATTAGAGGTGGCGAACGCCCTGCCACCTGCGGTGGAGTCAGCACCGTTTGTCAGCGTGGTCTTAGCACCTGGATCAGTAGGCGATTTCCACTCCACCCTGTTCTCGCCCCACCGAGGACCATTCTTGCCATGGAGCTTTCGACCGCCGTAGGCGTTGGCGCTTGGGGCATGTCCAAGTGGCTGCTTAGTTGTGCGGTTGTACCGCGTGGGGAAGATGTCGTCAGCGTATCCTGCTTTGGCCTGCTTGATGCCAGCCTTCAAGCCTGTGCGCTCTGCACCAGACAATGAAGAGGCAGCCCGGTACACACCAGGCTTGATCATCGACTTGCTGATGACCCCGTGTTCAATACCGAATGCGCTGATCATCGCTGATCGAATCCCAGGACTGTGAAGCGCCGGGTTGCTCGGAGGTCACCGGCCTTCACGTGAGACTGGATCTCGAACCGCTGACCGATCATCGAAGAGTCTGAGTCGTGATCAGTGATCAGCACCTGGTCCTTGCGATCAGGAATCGGATCGATGTCCCAAGGCAAGGAGAGCTGGGTAGTGGGCATCAAGATGTCGTCGTCACCGATGTTGACCACGCCACTACCAGCGTTGACTTCCCAGATCCGGCACTTGCCTTCATAGATCGTCGTACGCGAGCCAGATGTAGCCCTGCCTGAGGTCTGGTCAAAGACAGGTGGGAGCACCCGTTCGATCCGACAGGTCGCCTCCATGGTGTAAGAGGCGCGCCTGCGGATGTAGTCACGAGCGCGGGATGAAATCCCGTAGACGCTCACTATCAGACTCCTGGCTGCTCGTACGGGTCGTAGTAACCGTTCACGTAGTCGTTCTGACCGTACGACTGCCGACCAGCCTCGGGGTGGTCGTGCATCCCGGTCCCCATGTCCAGCGGCTTGACGCTCGGATCAGACTGCTCGCCGGTGGAGATGCCGCCCACATCTGGTAGCCCACCGACGAGCAGACTCTTGTGCTGACTCCGCAGAGAGGCAGCAAGTTCGCGGAACTGGGTGCCAAGGTTGGCCAGTGAGATGGAGACGCCATCTGCGGAGAAGTTGGCCTCCTTCGCGAACCTGGCAGCGATGGACTCAGCCACGGCAGCGGCGGCGTACTCGATAGTGCCGTGAACTGGCATCCACTTGCTCAGGACCCAGGTGATCTCTTCGTCAGTGACCAGGGGAGAGGACATGTCAGTATCACCGAGCAAGAACCGAACCGCGTCCTTGTCCGATGAGTCGGGGCCTACGTAGGTAGCTGACATGTCCTCTCCTTACTTACGCCTCGCGACGCTCTTCGCGCTCCTCAGCGCGCTCCTCGCGCTCACGGTCACGAAGGTCACGTGCCGAGGGAGCACCCTCGAAGTCACGACCGTCGCGGGTCTCGGCAAGCTCGGCCTCCTTGAAGGAGCGCACCGGAGTGTCCTCGTGGGCGAGCTTGGAAGGCCCGTCTACCAGAACCTCGTCGGGGAGACCGGTACCAGGACGACCAGCGTCCTCAGCCTCGCGGATCGCTCGCTCCTGCTCGCGACGAGCCTCGCCATCCTTGATGGTGCCTTCGCGCTGGTCGTCCACGCGCTCGGCGTTCGGGTCGTACTCAGCGTTCTGGTTCTCACTCATTGTCAGACTCCTCGTTCTCTTCCTCAGCCTGGCGGTTGAGGATCTCGTCCAGCTTCTTCTTCAGGCGGGGACGGTCCTTGCCCTGCTCTTCGAGGGCGTAGACCGAGAGAACCTCGTCAGGGTTCTCCTCGACGTACTCCATGACCTCATCGATGGAGTGGTTGGCAGGGTTGAACTCGTTCTCATCGACCTCCTCAGCGGACTCCTGCTCTGCGGAGGTATTACCCAGATCCCGAACAGTCGTCTCCGAGTGCTTCCGGTCAGAGGGGCCACCAGCGGGATGACCGATGCTGAGCTTGTGCTGAGCACGCTCCCGAGTCATCACCGTGTGCCGGAACTGGAATGGAGTGTCTTCAATAGAGTCCACGACCGGGATCACCGTACGGGTCCGGACGAAGACTTCTAGGCGAGGGAACTCATTGATCTCAGGAACCTCGTCCCCGACCTGGTACGACTTCCCCTTGAAGTTGAAGTTCTTACCGGCGACCCAGGCAACAGCCGGGAGATCACGAAGGATTGATGGCATTTCTTACTCCAGTCCGAATCCGTTGGGCTTGTTGAGTCTGCGACCGCCAGGACCGCTCAGACCCTGCCTGAAGAAGCCCTTCTGGGTCTTGCCACTCTGGATGCGATGCGAAGCAGTCTGCGCACTGGAACCCCACTGGGGATTCTGCAACGCAGCCTTGGGGTTCTTCTGACCGCTCAGATTCCTCGCGGCTTCGCGACCATACTTGTGAGCAGCGATCCGGTTGTTCTGTCGGATTGCCTGTGTGCCTGAGCCTGCTCGATAACCTGATCGCAGCGCGCTAGGCAAGCCCTTGCTGATCTCACCACCGTGATCAACACCGAACGCTGAGTAACTCATCGCATTGCCTCTCCAGGCTTGGGCTGCCTACCGAAAGCAGCGTTCCGACGTGCTGAGCGGAGCTTCATGGTCAGCGGTCGGTTGGCCGGGTTCAGTTGATCGATCCCCTTGGACTTAGGGACAGCTCCCTTGTACGGAGCAAGGCGGTTCTCCAGAGAAGGAGTCCGCTTCGCGTTCCTAGGCACCCCACCCTTGTACGGGGACAGCAGCGCCTTCAGGGACGGGGCACGCTTGGAGAACCCCTCCCCATGCTCAACACCGAACGCTGAGTACATCTTCACTCCTAGATGAAAATGGAGGGGCCACACCGAAGCATGACCCCTCCATCAGAGTTCCCCGAAAGGGTGCTACCCGATTACGGGGTAACGCCGTTGACATCGGACAGGAAGACGCCCATCTCAGGAGAGACCACCTTCATGTCGTAGGTCATCTCACCCTCGATCCGGTCAGAAGCGATGTGCTCCATGCGGAAGTTCTTCATCCGGATGCCGTACTGGTTACCAGCGAGGTAACCGTTCCAGGTGAAGATGTAGCCAGCCGCAGGGGTCATCAGCGACGGAGCAGACGGGGTGTAGCAGAGCAGCGCCGAGTTGGAGTTGCTCATGAACTGGTAGTCAGCGTTGTCGTCCTGCTGCTGACCGTTGGCGAACTCCTGGCCCGAGGTCTCCTGGGTCGCGTAGCTGACCAGGATCTTGTCCACATCGAAGAGCGAGGCGAGGAGATCCTCGGTCACGACACCGCGCTGGGTGTACTTGATGCGGTCAATGATGTCGGGGTGGTTCTTCAGCGTGGTGATCGCGTTGGCACCGAGCACCAGGGTGTTGGCCTTACGACCCGACTGACGGATGAACTCCGTCTGGAGGTTCGCGAACTGGACGATGGGGTCCGAGGCCACGTCGTTCCACGGGTCGAAGTCAGTACCGCCAGCCTGATCGGTGGCCCAGACACCCGGCTTGAAGTAGGTGTTGTTCCAGTCGATGTCCCGACGAAGCAGGAGCTGGTTGGTGACGAACAGCGTGGCGTCCTTGTCCAGGCTCCAGAAGGAGTCGGCGTTGGCCCGGGTCTGGTCATCCAGATCCTTGTGGACACCGTAGACGTGGCAGTAGTACTGCCCGGTGTCGGTCTTCCAACCGGCTCCGACCGTCTCGGTACCAGGCGCACGACGCTGAGCGTCAGTACGACGCCAGTCCGACTTGCGGTACTTCCAGTACAGGTCTGACTGCTTGTTGACCGGGACACGCGGGAACACCTTGTCCGCGATGAAGTCCTTACGGTCGATCATGTAGCCAATCGACACATTCGTCAGCGGGACGTTGATGTGAAGATCAGACTGAGTGGGGTTAGGCATTACTCGATCCTCCTATCAGCCCAGCCGAAGGAGGACCGGGATGAGTTCATCCGCCTCCGTTGCCGTCGCGAGTGCGATACCAACGCCGTCAACACCGACGCCAGCCGCAGCCGCCTTACCAGTGGCGTCAGGCACCACACTGGCACCAGCCGAGACCGCGCCAGCGACGCGGACCTTGCTGACACCACGGATCGCCACAGTAGCCGCCTCAGTCGGCACCTGTGGCTTGTTCTGGAGAACCCCGATGACAACGTCGTCGGCGTCAGCGAGACCAGCAAGGTGCTCGCCCTTCACCGTAACGAAGCGGTACTGGTTGCCCGCGTTGTCAGCCGGGGAGCCAGGCGCGTTGCTAACGCCGGTACGGACAGCGAGAGTGTTGTCCGACGTGAGCGTGATAGACCGAATGGACTCTTCGTACGCCACAGCAGTTCCCTACCTTTCTTATCAGTATCCGCCCCGCTGTGACGCGAGGTATTCGTCGTACGCCTGCGGAGACATGTCGAACACCTTGGTGATGCTCTCTGCGTCAACGCTCTTACCGAACTCCTGCTGAGCGTGAAGCTCAACCTGGCTCATCACATCGCTGTTGTCGCCACCACCGATGTAGCCGATCTCGTCCATGATCATCGCGCCAGAGCCTTCGAGGGCCTTGGCGATCACGGCGCAGTCGTCGTAGTCCATGGTCTCGGCCATCCGGTAGAGCACCGGGCCAAGCTCCTCGGGGTCAACCGGCACGTTGTACTCGGCTGCCTTGGAGATGTACTCACGGGTGAGACGAAGGTCGCGCTCAGACTTGGCGATCAGCTCGGCCTGGGAGTACTGGTTCTCCAGCTCCTCGACCCGGCCAAGAGCCTTGGCGATCACCGCGTCACGGTCGTCATCGGTGTATGCCTTCGACAGCTCCTCCATCACCTGAGCAGCGAAGTTGCTGCGCGGTGCGGGAGTGTTGAAGAAAGCGGACTTGCCGACAGGCTCGGGCTCACGCTCCTCGGCAACCTCTTCATCGGCGTCGAGCGAGAACTCGTAAGCGTTACCGTCCTCGTCGTAGATGATGTCGCCGTCGTTGAGAGAAGCGTCCTCCGCGAGGAGCTGTCCATCCTCGTTGTAGAACTCGGGCATCGTTTCCTCCTCGGGAGCCCTCTTTGCGATGGTGATCATCGCGTGCTGGTTTGCGCCCTTGTCCACCAGGGAGATCTCATCGATCTCCATGTTGGTCAGCTTGCGTGCTGGTCTGGGTGCCATTCTCTAAACCTCACTCTTAGTCTCTAGGTACGCGCAAGTCAGTCATGAACAATGCCGAAAGCAGAGCTTGCGGACTTGGCGACATATGGAGACCAAGACCCGCCTTCCTTCTTCTTGTCTCCGATCTTCTTCGCCCCGTATGCAGCACCAACAGCAGAAGTGCCCATCAGCGCAGCAGGGATAGCAGCCTTCCTGCCAGCGACCTTGGCACGCTTCAGTTCCGAAGGCTTGAAGACATCGAACGCCTCTTCAGCGGCAGCCTTCTTGGACTTGTTGGTACCGAGTTCGAGATTGGAGATCCCCACAGCCTTGATCGGCTTGGCGCTCTTGTAGTTCCTACGTGCCTTTGCACCCTGGTGAGTAGCGCCAGCTCCGAGCAGACCAGCACCGACGTACCCAGCCCGCTCGTAGTTGTCAGCACGCTTCATCCGCTTGCCCTCAGGGTCGTACTCCTTGCGGACAATCGTGCCAGGCTTCGGCTTGTTCATCTGGCTACCGACCAGACCACCGGCGACACCAGCGGTAGCACCAGCACCGATGGCAGCCTTGTTCTGGCTGGCGAAGGTCTTCGCAGAGGTCAGACCCTTGTTGGCCTGCTGCCCCATTCGGGCACCACGCTGGAAGGACTGGCTCATCGGAGCCGGGATCGCCGCGCTCGGGCCAACCTTGAAGCCGTGCTTGGCACCAGAGCCCATGGCCTGAGCCTTGTTCTTCGCACCCATCACCTTCGGCTTGGCTGCGTTGAGCGGCTTCAGCACCGAGCCAGGAACCTTGAACTTCTCGATCTCCTCCTCCATAGCCTTGGAGATCGTGGTTGAGCCGAAGACGTTGCCGTGGTCGTAGCCACCGTAGTTGTTCTTCTTCACTCTCTTCCCCTTATCTGCTTCGGCCCGGGTGTACGAGGCGAAGTTGAACGAACCCAGAGCACCAAGACCAGCAGAGGTAGCCAGCAACGGCGTGACCGTTGAGCTGATCCCCTTCTCACGCTTTGGAGCCTGCAAACTCTTGGGCACCGGCTTATTGATCCGCTTGAACCCAGTAGCCAGTGCCTTCTGTCCACCACGGGTAGACAGCGCAGTTCCACCTAGAGCAGCCAGACCAAGAGCACCAGTAGCCTGGCTGATCCGTGACTGCTTGCGCTTCTTGTCCTTGATCTCAGTTGGAGACAGCGGCTTGGCAGACTTACCGACCTTCTCCTTCTTCGAGCTGAGATGCTGAGCAGTACCGAGCAGCGCGACACCGGTGCCGACAGTCGCTGCCTGCCTCCCACGCAACATGGTCTTGGTCGGACCAGATGCCAGCTTGGTCGATCCGATATCGACTCGACTTCCAGAGCGCAGCGGCGAGGCATTCGCTACACGCGAGTAGACCTTGGACTCACCAGCGTGCTTACCAGTACGAGCAGTCGGCTTGAAAGCATCACGGTTCATCCGCGCTCGATGGAGCCGCTGCCCAGCAACGTGATATGCGTTTCGAGCAGCGCTGATAGCAGGGCGCTCGCCACCTTCAACCACCTTCACCGGAACACTCTTGTCGCCCCGAGCGACACGAGCAGTGGCTCGGTGGTTACCGTCAAAAGGGATGACGGAACCGTCCTTGTACCGGATCACGGTGGAAGGACTGTTCTCCAGATGACCCAGGTTCCGAGCCATCACCTGGATGGCTCGCTTGTTCCCAGGTCGGTAGCCAGGACTGACGATCTTCTTGGCGTCTGAGGACTTGATCTGACCGTTGTTGATGTCCACCTTGGCAGCAGACCGTCGTACTGGTGTGGACGCCAGTACACCGGTACCGGTAACCGCAGCAGCACCAGCAGCACGCTGACGATTCCGGTCATCGGCCTTGGCGAAACTCAGCGCTCGCTTGACGCCGAACGGCTTCTGAGCAACCTTGAAGCCTTCCTCGACCACACCATGCGGTCGCTTGGTGGTGTTGGCGATCCGCGACTTGTCCTTGTACTTAGCCCTGATCCCCTCGATCTTCTTCTCAGAGAGGTTCGTGTGCCGCTTCAGTCGGCTCTGCTGGTAGCGGCTCTGAGCGCGACGGACCAGCTCTTCACCAGTACGACGAGACGGGCGGTAGCCATCCGCGTCCTCGATCTTGATCGTGGTCTTGCGACCCTTCATGTTGTTCGCCATCACCGAGTGCGCGTTGTCACGCTGGATGATGCCGTCCTTGTACCGAGTGATCGGGACAGGTGAGTACGGCGTGGGACGCTCCTGTGCCATCGCTGCCACGTAGGGAGCCTGTTGCTTACGAGCACCAAGCTTCCTGGGCTTCTTGGCCAGGATCTTGGTATCCACTTCGTGGACCCCAGCAGGAAGCGAGTTGAGGTACTTCCGAGTCTTCCGGGAGTAGTGAGAGTGCTCTGGCATCTTCGTACCAGCCAGGACAGCCGTTCCACCAACACCAGCAGCGCCAGCGCCGATAGCGACGTTCCTCTTCGTGTTGTCCTCAGGCCGCTTAACCTCGTCAGCCTTAGAGACCTCGAAGTGGTGATCGACACCGAACGCGCTAAGCATGTTCACTCCTCGCGCTTGTAGTAACCACGCTTGTTGTTCGCGTGGAAAGCTCGGTTGTTCCCGGTGTAGGCACCACCGAGAGCACCAGCGATTCCGCCACCCATCATGGCGCCGCCACTCTTGCCACGGGTGGCAGCCGCAGCGATACCAGCGCCGAGAGCGCCGCCAGCGCCAGCTCCTGCGGTCTGGTAACCGAGCGATCTGCCGTAGGAGCGAGCGCGCTTGCCCTTCTTCGCTGCGTATATCGAGTGAGTAGGCCCGTAGATGGTGGCCAGGTTGCGACGACCAGAGCTGTACTTCGGCTCATCAGCCTTGCTGATGAAGTCACCGTGCTCTACCCCGAAAGCCGAGATAATCATTTTCTTCTCCTAGATGACTGTCGGGGTCCGCTGCCCGCGACCATGGATAGAGAACCCAGTCCGCTTACCGGACTTAACCAGGTTCCAGGCTTCGTCGTCGTTGATCTGGTAGCCGACCCACCAGCCAGTAGGTACAGACTCAGGCAGCCCCATCTTCTCCTTCTTCTCCGGAGTGACGAGGAAGGACTCGATCATGTCCGAGACATGTACCGGCTCGGTCCCGTTGCGCAGGTGCATGTTGCCACCCTTACGAGACTTCACCACGTAGTCGTATGCGGACTTCTCGATCTCATCGATATCGATGTAGTCACCTTGAAGGTCAACTACAGGTTGACCGTTCATCTCCACGATGGAGGCCCAGCCGAACACCTGACGCTTGTCGGCGTCCACCTTGGAGATCTCGCCCTCCCAGGTGATCGACTTGGTGACCTCAGCCTTCTTCTTGCCTCGGACGAACTGCTTGACCTTGCCACCGACCTCAGGGGTCTCGTTGAGCACCTTCTGGGTAGCGATCCGCTTCAGCTTGCCAGCGGACAGAGAGTGGACATCAGAGGAGCCAGGCTCAGCCTTGGAGATCGGCACCAGCCGACCACCGCGCTTGGAGACCTTCTTCTTCGACTCCCGAGACAGCACCCGGTTGGCAACCGCATCGCCAGCGAGGTTCGCAGTCTGGAGGCCGACAGCACCAGCGGCAAGCTTGGGTGCGACACCAGGCTTGGCCACCCACTTGTAGTACTTGCCACCGATCTTGGTCTTGTTGGCTGCGTTCTCCATACCGGTGCCGATCCGGTAGAGCTTCTGACCGACTTTGCCGCCCTGGTTCAGTCGCTCGTCCTTCAGGGCAGCAGAGAGCCCCGCCGTACCAGCGGTGATCCCTACGACGTTAGAAGCGAGCCCGACCTGAGCCTGTCGCTTCTGACGCTTTGCTTCCTCCTTCTTGGGGGAGAGCTTGGAGACCAGCTCGTCAGCTCCTCCACCGAAAAGCAGGTCGGCAACCTCACGGAACGTCTCGTCTGTGGCGTAAAGCCGCTTCGCAACCCTGCTCATGTATCTATGTTCCTATCTCTGGCTAGGCATGGGGCCAGTCACGTTTGTTGTTGCGGTAGCGATCCCACTCCTCTGAGGCTCTCCGCTCTGATGCTCTGCGGTCCTCCTCGCGCCAGGGAATCACCTCGTCCTCAACGACCTCAGCCTCAGGCTCGATGCCGGTGGTCTCACGCAGCGTGGTCTCCACGATGGGCTCAACCACGATCCGACGCATCGGCGCAACATACGTATTCTCATAGGAGTCACTGACGACCCGGAAGGGGCCTTCAATCGTGTAAGCCTTGCCGTTGAACTCCGTCCCGAAGTCTTCAGTGTCATAGCCCTCATCAGCCTCGTAGAGCTTCACAGCGAAACTATCGATGTCCATCGAGAAGAAGCTCTTCACCAGTTCATCTGGGTAGTAGGCGTTGCTGATCTCAGCGAACTCGTTGTTCTCGTCGTACCAGTCGATCTCTACAGCGGCACCTGGTGTCGCTCCAGGCAGCATCGACATACCAGCGTCTTGGAGAATCCCCTCCAGCTCCTCCTCGGTGAAAGTATGCCGAAGCATCCGGCCAGGAACTTCAGGATCCTGCCGGGTGATGGTGTTCGCTTCGCCGTACATCAACTCGTCCACGAGGTTGCTGACGTTTTCTTCGTACTTCTCCTGAACCAGTCGGGCCAGCTCTCCCTCGTCCAGCGGGTGCATCTGGGTGTCGCGGAACTGAGCCTTGCCCATCGGGGCATCCTCGTCCCGAGCCGTGCTTATGACGATGTCGTCACCGATGTAGTAAGAGGTCTGTCCAAACGGAGCGACCGGCGTGTACAGCTCTGCCTCGCGGACCTTTCTCTTGCGAGCGATCCGCTGTTCGGCCTCTTGCTGATAGTGAGCAAACAACTTCCGAGCATCGAGATATGCGCGGGCAGTCTCAACCTGACGTGCCTCTGCTGGCCGAAGACCGCGAACACGCGCTTGGACCTCTACCGGCACAGGACGAACGCTGGGCTTAAGAGCGCGACCACCCTCAGGCGTGCCTAGCGCTCTAGCCTCGCTCTTGATCTCGATAGGCCGACCGACAGGACGACCAGTGATAGGCCGACCCAAAGTACGACCGAGTGGTCGTCCCAGTGCTCGTGGCTTCTTCTCGTAGCGCTGTGCCTCTGCCAGTAGACGCTCTGCTTCTGCCCGCTCCCGCTCCTCAGCCAGCGCCTCCTCCAGACCAGGGGCAGGGGCCACCGGCTCCTTGTACGGGAGCGGTTCAGGAGCGGTGGGCTCTCGCTGTGGTTGTCGCTGAGGCTCAGGACCAGGGTTCTGTGCCTCGCGGATCATCTGCTCTACCCGGGGATCCACCCTGCGTGGGTCAGCAGTCTTGGTCTCTGGCTTCCGAGCGAACCGACCACCTTGACCACGCGGATGCTTCTGGTTGAACTCGAATAGTTCCCGTCCCTCCAGATCCTTCTTGACCGACTCGAACGGGTTGATCATCAGCCGCACCGAGCAGCGGCAGTTCACGTGAGCACCGGGAACGAAGTACTCCTTGCCGTCGTCGGTGGTGAACTTCTCTCCGATCCCGACCTTCATCCCATGCAGCGGGCCACAGACAGGACAGACCTTCTCATCCTTGGCGGTGAGCCACATCTTCACCGCTGTCTCAGGGAGCTTGCCGTGCTGGACCATCCACATCCAAGCCACCTGCTTGGCCTGCTCATCCAGGTTGTGCGTCTCCTGCTTGGCAAAGATCTTCAGTCGATCACGGATGCTCTTCCCGATGTAGGAGAGCATCTTCTGCTTCATCCGACGAGGAAGCGAGGACTCGATCTTGTCATCGAACTGCTTGGCCGAGGTCAGTCCAGACATCTGTCGCGGTGTCAGACCGTAGGCATCAAGCACCCGTTCCAGCGCAGCCCGTTGTGGGACACGCCGGTTCACGTAGGTGTTGAAGCCCTGGATCAGCGCATCCGATGAGGTCTCGTGAAAGTAGCCGCCGACCCGACGAGCGTGCTCTTCAGCCAGGGCGTAGATCATCTGGATCGGCACTTGACCAGATTCGGCCTGACGAAAGGCACGGATGTACGCCTCTGCGATCATCGGCCCTGTCGCTCGATGCATAGACGGAAACGCTGCTGTCCACGCGATATCCAGCGCCTGCCGGATCACCGTCTCATCCAGCAGAGCTACGTCTACCAGTTCCTTGCGGATCCGAGGAATGATCTCCTCTCGCACGGCAAGCAGCGAGGTAGTCCAGGCCAGGATCGGATCTGCTGAGGAGTTTCGAGCAGCGAGCGCCAGCCGCTCCTGTGGGGAGAGCGGCTGGCGAACATGGAGTTCAACCCATGGAGGGGACGGTGCCTCTGCTGGGAGTGCGCTCACTACTCACCGTACTTCTTCGTCTTGTCGTCCTCGTACCGACGAGTTCGCTCCAGGCCGCGAGTGTTGCTCATCGCCTCTCGCGCTACCTCTTCGACCAGTTTCTGAGCAGTCTCATACGACTGTGCTGTCTGCTCCAGCGCCATCCGTACATCACTCGGGCCAGCGGCAGAGCCCTCAGAGAGCAGCCCCTCGATGGTGTTGGCGTCGTCTTCGAGCCTACGAGCCAGAGTCGCCCGGCTGGATCTAGTAGCGCGCTTGGCCGCTGCTCGCATCATGTCAGCTCGGTGCTTCAGCTCATCGCGGTCGAAGGTGAGGTCTTCCCTGCTTTCCTCTCGTGCGCTACCAGTGCGTACAGAGACCTGGATGTCGCCAGCCTCAGAGACCTTGCGGTTCAGGTTCAGCGCCCGCATCCGGTGAACATCCTCAACCACCCGGTCGAAGATGTCAGGCTTCTCCACGAGCTCAACCACGCCAGCGTTGCTGGTGTCGAAGCCCATCCCGTCAGGACCGATCTTCTTCAACTTCTCTTCCAGTGGAGCGTCGTTACCAACTGCCTGCAATGCGCTCTGGAAGTTCTGGAGGTTGGCCAACTCGTCCAGAAGTTCGGCTTCGCTCATCTCCTTCAGCTTCTTGCTGGTGGTAGTTGGCTTGGTGATCTCAGAGATGACCTCGGCCTCCTTCTCCACCTGCTCAGCCGGTGCGTCTTCCTTGTAGGCGTCCCGCGCACCGCTGCGTGTCTCGGTGAACCGAGGGACTTCCTTCGACGTGAACCGAGTGGCCTTGTCGTACGGCTGACGACCGATCCGACCAGAGGCAGCCTGGAACCTAGTCAGGTCCTGGTAGGAAAGCACAGCAGCCTGACCCTGTGGACCAGTAGTAGTCAGTTCCTTGCGATAGGTCTGCACGAAGTCCACCAACTGCTTGGCGACCCGAGGGTCTTCCAGGGAACGCTCGGCCTCCTTCTCGTCCATGAACAGAATCGGGAAATTAGCCCGCACCTTTTGCTGCTGCTCGGGAGTCTCTCCCCAAGTCTCCTTGGAGATCTTCTTCCAGATCGCCATCGCCTCAGGCTTGAACTTGACCGCAGCCTTCCGCTCCTGAACTCGGCCAGCAATAGTGGCTGCTTCCTTGTCCTTCTCGCCGTTCTCTGCCTTGGTCTCGGCTGCCTTCTCCTTGGCAGCAGCCGCTTCCCGCTCGTCCTCGCCAACCTTCTTCGGAGCCTCAGTCCGAACGCCGTACAGACCGCTCTCGTTCTGGTAGTCCACCGTAGAGGCAGAGACCTTCTCGCCCTTGTTGGTACCCGTACCGTGCCAGCCAGCCTTTGCCTGAGTAGGTCGGTTGCGACCAGGCTCGACGTAGCCCTTGTCTCGGCTGAACTCTCTGCGGTCAGGATCAACAGTGGCGACGTGCTCGACCGTGATGTAGTACGGGAACTGCTCACGCAGCGCTTCCAGCGCAGCCGCGTAGCCAACACCGTTGAGATGGAAGAAGAACTCCCGCTCGTTGGCGTTGTCGTTCAGGATCTTCTGTCGGATCGCACGCGCCCGTGGCTCAGGCATCCCACGAGTCTGAGCCTGGATGTGCTGCTCCAGAGCGTCTTCTTGATCCTGGGTCGGAATCGGGTCGCGCTTGTACTCCTGGATCTTGGTAGTGAGCATCTCCCGCTTGGCCTTGTCCGAGAGCGCCGGGTAGTCCCGCTCGATCTCATTACGGAACATCGCCTTGGTGTCGCGGTTGACGTCCTTGCGCTCTACCGAGCCAGACTGCACCGAGTCGAGGATCTGCTCGTAGCGACGTACCATCCGGTGCGCCTTCTGGTTGTGCCGACGACCGCCACGGAAATCGTCCTCGAAGTTGATCGTGAACGTACCCGAGCGCGAGGTCACCGTGAGCCGTCGAGCACCAGCCATCAGCCCGGTGTAGATGTCCTCCGAGGTAGGACCACCCACTGACCGAGTACGGATGTACTCGCCGCCCTTCAGGGCAGCCAGGTTCTTCAGATTGAACGGCAGGTAGTGATCATCGCCGTACCCGACAGCCTGCGCGTGGATCTGGCCATGCCGGTCGATCAGGAATCCCTCGGACGGAGGAGTGTTACCAGCATCCAGGTGGAGTTCGTACAGATCCTTGTCAGGCATCCGCTCCTGAAGATGCTGGAGCAGGACGGCACGGCCAGCTTCGATACCGGTCTCGGTGGGGCCAGCCTCCTCCATCTTCTGCTTGACGTAGGCGTCACGGATCTTGGTGCGGATCGCTCCCTTCTCTTCCCGAGAAAGGGTGACTTCCTGAAGCGGAGTGAACTTGCCACGACCCGGGATCGTGTCCTGACCCTCGTTGATCTCGCGCCACTTGCGCTCACGCTCTTGGAGCTCCGCCTGCGACTGAGCCGAACGGATCTTCTTCTGATCCTCGTCAGTCAGCCGATCAGGACGAGTAGCGATCCCGACCTCACGCCGGTAACTGTTCAGCAGTTCGGTGTCAGGCTTCTTCTCCGTACCCCGGTACCGGTAGCCAGCCTTGCGGGTGGCAGGACCGAAGACCTTCTCAGCCTCTTGACCGTGCTCACCGACGATCCGACCGAAGGCACCAGCGATCTGCAACTTCGAGCCGTACGGTGCCACCTGCTCAACGAACTTCGAGCCACCTGCGACCCGGTTATAGAGCCGGGTGTTGGAGTTGTTGTCCCCAGGCTTGGTCCAGTCGTTGGAGAACGTACCGAAGTTGTCCTCGGCTCGGTTCAGCGCCTCCACGCTGCGCCGACCCTGTGGAGCACCAAGAGCTGAGGTAAGACCGAACGAAGCGCCACCCAGGTTCAAGCCCTTGGGCCGAGCGGCGACTCCGATGATCCGCTCCTGCTCAGGGTTGTAGTCCTGACCCAGTTCGACCTTCATTCCCGTGGGCCGAACGATCCGTCGCGAGCCGTCCTTGCCCTGGACATGCACCATCACGTCAGTGTCGCCAGGGTTCTTGGTGGACTGGTAGACCGCACCAAGGAAGTTAGAGATCTGCCGGTACTCGTCCTGGTACTGAGCCTTGGCCTCCCGGCTCAGCTTGTTGTAGATCTTGCGCTTCTCAGAGCCAGGGGCACCCTGGTCGATACCAACGACCCGAGCATCTCGATCACTGATCGGCCTGCGCTGGGTGTGCTTGATCTTGGTCTGGAACTGACCGGTCTTCGGGTCACGCCGAAAGTCGTTCTCATCGAACCGGTAGCCGTAGTCATACGGGTTGGCCTTGGAGATCTCCTCCAGCGCCGAGAGCGCTTGGGCGTAGGCCAGCGCTTCCTGGTCAGCGGCACCCTTGGAGACCGTCGTACTGATCAGCGCCTTCTTGACCCGCTCGATGCGCTTGGCCACCACAGTGTCCAGCCGACGCTGAAGAGTACGAAGGTTCTTCTCGATGTCCTCTTCCAAGACATCGCTGACCACGAAGGACGTGAAGATGCGAGCCTCGTCCTCGTCCATCTTCATCACTGCTTCAGCAGCGAGCTGGGCAGCCCGGTGATTGAAGTGAGGATCATCAGACTTGATGATCGGAGTTAGAACCATCTCTTACTGCCCTTCCTTGGCCGAGAGCTTCTTGCGCCCGTAGACCACGCCACCGGCGACACCGCCAGCGCCACCACCCACAGCAGCACGGCCAGCCCACTCTCGAACATCCTGGTTCTTGGCAGGCCCCTTGTTGGCGATGTCTTCCAGCTTTCGAGCGTAGGTGTACCTAGCGTTGGCGAGCTTGCCCTTAGGCATCTCCGCTGCTCGACCAGCAGACCAGTGAGCACGGCCCACCATCCGCTGCGCGATACCCGCGCCGATCTTGTTCGCTCGTCCACGACCGATCAGTAGTGCGCCAGCACCACCGACCACGGCAGCGGTCTTCCCAGCAGAGCCGAACGCCTTGCCGCCGCGCTTGGGGTCTTTCTCGCGCTTGCTGAACTCATCGCCGTGCTCGACGCCGAACGCGCTGATCATCGCCTGTCACCCTTCGACGGAGGCTTGCGCCTCGACTGTGCCTTCAACTGCTCACGCAGTTTTTCCTTCTCGCGCTTGGACTTCTCCTGCTCCAACCGCTCCTGGAGAGTCATCTTCTCGCGTTCGCGCCCGAAGCGCTTCTCTTCCTGCTGTTCGGAGAGGAGCATCTTCTCCTTCTCGCGTTCATGCTGGGCCTGAGCAGCGGGGGAGTCCTCCTCAGGCTGGTTCTGCATGGCCATCTGCTCTTGCATCTGCTGTTGCTCGACTTGGCCCGCAGGATGCTGCATGTGAGCCATCTGCGCCTCGTCCTCGTTGAGCTGCTCCTGCACCCGCATGTCCGGGGTCTGAGCCTGCGAGGCCATCTGCGCCTGTTCAGGAGAGAAGCCCTGCGCAGTCATCTCGGCCTTCTGCTTCATGCCGAGCACGTTCATCTGAGTCTCAGCGAACTCCATCGCCTGCTGCTGGTTGTACATCTCCCGCTTGAAGTCCACTGTCTCATCGGTCATCTCAGGCAGGCGAGCGATGTCCCGAACGAACTTCTCCAGCTCAGGATCGGGGAACCACTGCATACCCGCACCAGCGGTAGCGCTGATGAACGAGGCGAGCTGGTTCAGGTCAGGCGGGTCGATGTTGGTGGGCTCGAACTTAGGCAGTTCATCGAGCTTCCAGCCGTTGACCTCAAAAAGCTTCGGCACCGCATGGCGGTTGAGCGTGTCAGCGATGGACTTGGTGATCGCGTTCAACGCCGCCCGGAAGATACCGGTCTTGTCAGTGTGCAGAGAGTACGACCCGTTGGCCTGATGACCGACCAAGATGAAGTCAGCCAACACGCTCATCAGGATCCGCTGCTCATACCGCTGGATGATCCCGGTGGTGTCGAACTGGCGAGAGCCGCCAGACGACATGAGTTCGAAGTCGAACAGCGGCTGCTTCGTGTCCGGGTCGTAGGCAGTGGGAAGCACCAAGCCCTCGTTCTCGTCACGACGCACACCACGGACCATCTTCTTGAACGCCTCGACGGTCTTGGCCTGCTTGCTCCCCTTGGGCGCAGAGAGGTAATCAGAGGGCACTCTTGCCACTGGCATACCTGCCAGGTCACGCTCAACACCGATAGCCTCGAACTCTTCCAGACGCTTCTTGAAGTACCAGGATCGGTACGCGGTACGGAGCAGGGACATGCCCTCGGGGTTGCCCTTGGACAGGTTGGTCCGGAACAGCAGGGACTTCTCGATGGGGATGTTCACCGTCTTGTAGTGCGGTGGGGCCATCTGGGTCATCGCCTTGATCCCGCCCGACTCATCGAAGACCCACTTCATCATGGTCTCCTGCGAGCGGATTGGCATCTTCCGCCAGCCGAACAGTCCATCGGTGTACTTGGACTTCTTCTTGCCGTCCTTCTCCCAAGGACCGATCCGGCGCTTGTAGACGATCTCGTGCCAGCTCCAGCCGTAGGTGAGCATGGAGAGCACTTCACCGATGAAATCGTCCCAGGAGTGGGACATGTCATCCCTACACGACTCCAGGAACTCAGCAGCAGCCTGTCCCTCAGGAGTCTGGTCGGAAGGGATCACCTTCCAGTCCACTTCCCGGATCAGCTTGTCGATGGCGAACAGCAGAGCGCCGACCATCGAGTCGTTCTGGGACATCTCCTTGAAGACCTTGACGGCCTTCCTGCCCCGCAGCGCCGGGAGAAACTCCTCATCGACATACCCGCCAGCACGCTTGATGCCGGTGACGCCCATCTCGATCATGGGACCGGCGTCCTTGATCTCGGCGCTCTCCGCGAGGTCGTCCTGGTAGAGGATGTCAGCCTCAGGCACTCTGCTGGTCACGAGCGGCTCCTACGCTTGTTGCGCTTCTGGTTGCGAGCGATGTCGTTCTGGACCTTACGGTAAGCGTCTACGTCCTTGGGCTTCACTTTGTACCGAGGACCACCAGCAGCAGACATGTTCTTCAGCCCAGCCTTCAACTGCATCTTCTGCGGCTTGGCCCTGAGCCCACCGATGATCGGTGTCTTCCTGACCTTCCTCTGTGTGTTCCGCGCCTGTGCAACCTGCTGGTATGCGCTGTTCGGCTTGACCTTCCGGTAGTGACCCAGAACCGCATCAGCCCTAGCCTCTTCACGCATGGTCTTCTTCGGGCTGTCAGCGATCTGCTGCATCCGATAAATCGAGCGCTTGGGCTGAGCGTGTGCCATCTCGTGCTTCAGCGTCTTCTTCGCACCAGATTTGGTCTTGTCGTAGATGACATGGCTCTGACCACTGCTCTTGCTACCGGTGCGGAGAGTAAGGCCCCCTACCCCTGAGGGAAGAGTGCGGCTGAGGAAAGAACTCTCGCCGTACACGTTGACCGGCTTGCGCTGACCCCTGACCTTGACCTGCTTGAAGTCTGGGTCATCGAAACGAGGTCTACGACCAGGCTCGGTCATCACCTTCTCGTTGTGGCGCAACTGTTGAGTGAGCTTGGTGGCTTCTGCCTTGAACTTCGTGTCTGCCTTGGTCGGACCCTTGGACCGAGCGTAAGAGCCAGGCACCCGCTTCTTACCAGCGGCGCGGAGCGCGCTGGCGGGCTTGAACACCCCACCACCGACGTAGGACTTAGAGACGAGACCGTGGTCCACGCCGAACGCGCTGGTAGCCATATCTACAGTCTCCTGCTCTGTTCCAGCCGCATATGAAGAAGGGGTGGTGAGAAAACCAGGAAATCCCACCACCCCTCAGCAGACCCAAGCAGGGATCTGCGTCGAAGCTATCAGACCATCAGCGAGAACTCGTCGTACTCATCAGTCTTCCTGCGGACCTGTCCGACGTTCCACTCACTCTTCTTATTGCTGTTGCTGGCCTTGTTGTGCTCGATCTCGTTGGCCATCCAGTTCGGGTCATCCAGGTTGGGCAGCACTAGTGGCTCTGAGGGGTAAGCCCGCCGAGACACGATGTGCCAGGCCAGCGCTGAGGAGCAGACCTCATCAGGCAGGTGGAACTCCTTGGCTCGGGAGTAGAGATCCTCCACTGATGCGTACAGGTGCGCCTTGTAGTCGCTCTCCACCCGTGGGCAGCGCACCTTGTCATTCTCCACGGCTGCGACGTACTCAGAGAGCATGTTGTCGCGCTTCTCCCCGGTCATCTTGAACCCGTAAGCGCGAGAGTCGATCAGATCAGCGACTACCCCTCCCAGGCCGGTTGCGTCGTGGATCGCCTCAGCTCGGTACTTGCGCATGAGTTGGTCGAAGTAGTTGATCATCACCGGGTAGGGACGCCGCCGCATCTTCAGGTGGTAGACCTTCTTGACCGGCATGTGGGTGACGTCCCAGACCGTGACGACGGTGAAGTCCTGCTCCTTCGCCCAGTCTGCTGCGATCACGTAGTCGCTGGTCTCTGAGTACTCAGCGAACTTGTACTGCTCGAAGTCCTTGGCGACCTTTACAGTCGTCGTCTCGGACGGCGGCGGTAGGGAGAAGGTCCTCTCGACGGCCTCAGAATCGAACGCACGATTGCCAATAGACGGTTCACCAAGCTCATACTCCACCCTCCACATCTCAGCGGGAATCTCCCGCTTCTTCTGTTCGATGAACGACGGGTCGAGCCAGCCGTCCACAGGGTTAGATGTTTCCCGGTAACACCATGTGTAAATCGGGAGGTTCTCCTCCTGGAAGCGCCGGTACATCTCCGCGAAGGTCTTGTCGGCGTACTGCCAGGTCGAGGACATTGTGGTCTGTGCCTGGACGATCTCGCCAAGCCAGTTCTTCTGCGGCATCGGCTGACCTAGCGCCGCATCGAGGATGGACTGGTCCATCTCATCGATCTCATCGAGCAGCAGGAATGGTGGGTGCGGACCACGGACGGTCTTCTGGGACGCGGTGAGCGGTCGGATCTTCGCTCCGTTGCGGAGCTTGATCAGCGTCATCGAGTCGTCTTGGACCATGTACTTGGGTGCGTGTCGGGAGTCCCAAGCATCACGCATGGTCTGGTGGATGTTGTTGGACTGGTTCAGCGAGCCACCAAGGATGTTGACATCAGCGCCCTTGATCGCAGCCTTGGTCAATCCGAGGATAGAGAGGGTCCGGGACTTCCCAGCGAGACCACGGGAACCGTGGATCAGGATCATCGGTTCGCGCTCGAAGTAGGCCGTCGCGAAGGCGTCGAACGGTGCGTCGTGATCCGGGCAGACCTTGGTCCTGGGGATCTTGTGTCCCCACAGAGCCTGGGTCAGCCACCACAGCTCCTCCTCGTTCTTTGGAGGTCTGTCCAGGACGATACTCACTGAGAGAACCTCGTGGGCAGCAAATCGCGAAGTCGGTGCTTACCCGGTACCTCGACCTTGATCGTCCAGGTCCCCACCGGACACTTCACGGTGTAGTGCCAACCGAAGTCATGCTCGCGAGCCTGGGTAGTAGTGACTTCCACGCTGAACCGGCCCTCGTTGGTGATCACCCTGGGTGACAGCGTGGCGTAGTCCTTGTCTCCCTCGCTCACCCAGAGCCTGCTGGGTAGGAACTCCACTACGCCATCTACCGGCTCACCGGTCTCCTTGGCGACGAACCTGCCTTCGATGATGGCTGTATCCACTGCTCCTCCTGGTTATGAGAAAGGGAGGAGGGCGCATTGCCCTCCTCCCTTAGTTCTACTACAAGCTAGGTCAGATCACGCCCACAACGGCGAGCAGGATCAGGAGCAGCAGTACCAGGACGATCACCCCAACGATCCCGTAGGGACCGCCGTTGTAATGGCCAGCCTCGTCACGCTTCATGTGCCTACCTCCTCCCACGTATGCCGTGGTGGTCCGCTTCTTGGGCTTGTTCGGGACCGCCCAGGTAGACACAGCAGTCGCGATAACCGCGATCACCGTAAGAACTTGTCCCACGCCAGTATCAGAAGCAAAGACCCCCAGTAGAGCAGTAGCAATAGCCCCAGCAAGCGCCACATAGGCTTTCGCCGCCTCAGAGATTCCTACCTGCATGTCACTTCCTCACTCTGAAGCGGTTCCGACCAAGGTTCTTCAACGACTCCAGATCAGGGATCCGAGCGCCACCATCACCAGTGCCAGACTGCCGTTCGTGATCACCGTACGCATCGAGGGTCTTGTCCCCAGCGATGCCATCAGCCTTCAGCCCCGCCTTGTACCGAGCGTTCAGTGCGCGCTGTACGTGTCGCACTCCAGGCAGGCGCTTGACCTTACGGCCCTCGCGGGCGTTGTGGAACTCGCGCCGCACGTTGGATAGATCCACAAGGGGCAAAGCTGCGAACCATGGCCGCGTGTCGTCCTCGTACTCACGACCCGAGCGGATCGAGATGTGTACGTGGGAATGGTGAGAGTTGGAGCCGTAGTAGACCCGCTTGGTGAAGCCGTAGGTGCGGGAGTAGATGTAGCCGTCGCTGATGATGTAGTACGTCCGCTTGTCCCGCTTCGCTGCGTTGATAAGTGAAGTACGTAGATCACGGCCAGGATCACCGTCGTCAACATCCACATCAATAGCTCGGACCACACCCCCGTCAGCCCAATCGGGATTATGGTCGCTAGGACGAGCTTGGTGGCTCGTGTCCCCAATCCATCCGTCGCTGGTCTTGTCTCGGTTCGGGAACCGCTTGTTGATCTCACTTCGAAGCTTCTCCAGAGAGGGCGCAAGGTAGTAGCTCATTCGTCATCCTCGACTTCCTCGCCTACGTGCTCATGCACGTCCTCGGCGCTGTGGTCGTCCAGAGCCTTCTCATCTACATCCATGCGTCCTCCTGTTGGGCGGTCTTACCTCCAGTGTGCGCCTATGCGCCAGTCTTCTATGGCTGCACCGGCTGCGGAGCTGGGATCAGGAGACGGTCCACTGTGACCCGAGTCGGAACTTGATTCCACGCGACCTGGACTCCGGTGCTGTCGATCACCCGATACATACCGTAGTCCCCGATGTACGACCTATGAATGCCATATCCGGGCGACGGCACGAGGAATGTTTTGTTGTCCACGTTCATGCCCGTGTAGTAGTCAGTGCCGATGTAGTAGTGCCCCGACTGCTGCGCTGAGTACGTGACCGCTCCCTTGGAGGAAAAGACCGTGGCAACGGTTGGGGTCGCGGTGTAGGCGTCCTCTCGGACGTTAGTGACGAGGTATCTGCCGCTGGGACCCGGCTGAAACATTCGTGTAGGCGTGGCGTGCCTGCCCCACCAGTCACAGACTCCGGTGAAATCCGTGTTGCCCCAAAGCCGCAACTCCACTACGTCACCGACAGCAGGATTCCGATATCCCCAGGCACCATTGGTCCGCTCGGTGACTGCCAAGCCTCCTGCGGAGGTATTTGTTATCGCCTGTCCGTTCACGAGAAGCTCGAAGTAGCAGTATCCGACCGTGCCAGTCCCAGTCTTCCAGTCCACTGTCGCGTCCACGACCATCACCTGCTCCCAGGCGACATCGGATCGGTCGCAGGTGACCAGCATGTCTTGGGTGACCGTGAAGGAGACCGTAGGCGCAGCAGGCTTGACGTTACCGACCGCAACCGGGCTCGCCGTCATGTTCTGCTCGTAGAACGACGGGCAGATCCACGTGAAGGTCTGGTTTAGTTCCCATGCGCCCACTTCGACTCCTCCTGGCTTGGGGGTCCAGCCCCCGATCTCTGAATCCCAGGTGAGCACCTGGCCGTCTTCTGGGGTGCCGACGACCCCAGCCAGGCTCCCGAGTTCATCCTGGGTCGTAATGTGTCTTGGCATCGCTACACCGCCGTCGTGTTCAGTGAGCCGTCGTCGTTCACGCTGAGCCTCCACTTGGTCCCGTCAGGGGAAACCAAGATCACCGATGCTGTCTTGGTGTTGGTGTAGAAGACGGACTCCTCCTTGGCGTCCGCGATCCAGCCCTTCACCACGTTCGAGTCAGGCAGCCAGAACCACTGAAGCCCGTCCGAGTAGTGCACCGTGGACGGTGGCTCGGTGACGTTCAGATAGGTGTACTCCACCGCATCTGGGTTAGGAGTCTCGGCTACCCCGACGTTCAGGTAGACGTACTCAGCAGCATCAGCAGCAGCCATGTCAGATCACGCCCACGTTCCCTCAGCGAACACGCGGAACCAGGACAACCCGAGCACGGCGGTGTCAGTCAGTGATCCACGCAAGATGATCGGAGCCGAGGTCGCACCAGGAGCGAGATCACCGATGTTCACCTGAGGCAGATACGTGTTGCCATCCAAGGACAACTGGAACTGCCCAGGCACCGAAGGCGTCTTGTCAGACAGTGCCTCCATCGCCACTCGGATCGACGTAGCGGTCTGTGTGGCGGACCTGTTCTTGACCCGGAACGTCTTCTGCTCAGTGTCTTGACGGGCAAACTCACCGAAGTCGAAGAACGCAGGAGTGACCCGCTGATCGCTAGAAGGATCCCAGAGATCTAGTCGGTTGGGGTTCGCGCCTGGGATCGGCTCACCGAAGAGATGGATGTTGTGGATAGCCCAGTCAGCACTGGTTGACGAGCCAGTGCCGGTGAACCTGATGGCTTTGATCCCGAGTGCCGTCGTAGAGGTAACTCCAGTACGAATCTCTTCCACTGAGAAGCTCTTCGACGTCCAGGCTCCAAGAGACGTCCAAGTCCCATCGATCCCGTTAGTGGTATCGCTGGAGACCGCGACTACTGCGTTCGAGAGGCTGTACTGCGTGATCGCGACCTGGAACAAGTAGGCATCCAGATCACGCAACTCAGGGAAGATGAAGCAGACACCGAGATACTGAAGGTTCTGAAAGGTGTCTCCGACCAAGCCCGTCTCGTCGTTGAACGCCCTGACTTCAGTAGAAGTGAACTGCTTCACCACAGAGCTGGTGGTGATGTTCAGTTGAAAGACCTGGGTGCCATCACGGTCGTAGGCAAACCGCCACGAGGGAACATCTGGGTAGTTACCTGCCATCAGTTACTCACCTCTATCTGAGACCACAACCGCTGCGACTCATCAAAGGACCACGCCGTACTGCACTCAGGGCACGTCCACCGCCCGTTCTCATCTGGCGTCTCCTGATCAGGGGCGCACCAGTGACGCCCATCAGGACGGTTGATCGGCATCATGACTCCTTAGACGTGCTTGACGAAGAGCTGGTACTTGTACGGCAGTGGGTCAACAGGAAGCGCGGTTCCGTGAGGGCTGCGGAGCGGAACCAAGGTCCAGCCTGAGACTCCAGGTGTATTGCCGTTAGTATCGGTGTCAGACTTCCACAAGTAGCCATCATGAACGACGTACTCGCCGGTCATGTAGGGATTGTCAACGTCGTTCCACAGCTCCCACTCGTTGATAACCGGCCAAGAGCCGGTTACCTGAGTGATGTAGAGACGGAAGCGACGGTAGGTGGCAGGAGTAGCAAGCGTGAACGAGTACGTACTGCTGGCGTAGGAACCCGTTCGAGAGTCCACCGTAGTCCAAGTCGCGCCGTCGTTAGAGCCCTGAACCTGGAACGCAGCGAGCCCCTGCCCTCCAATGTTGAGCGCATAGCGGTCAAGGGTCTTCGCGGTGCCGAGGTCGATTGACGCCCACGCCGGTACGTTATTTGAGGAAAACTGCCAGTAGTCGGCGTGCTGGAACAGGGCATATCCGCCGCCAGAGTAAGCAGCGCTAGTGCTCGCGACATAAGGCGCTGGCGACGTGTTGCCCGTCATCGGCTGATCCACAAGCCGGGTTGCTCCTGCTATCCATACGCCACGAAACAGGCCGGGAGTTAGTGACGAGGGGTGCTTGTGCGTCGTACTCGACTTCTCGCTGTCAAGCTCAGCGAGGGCTGCCTGAACGGTGGTCGCAGCGATGGCTCCGGTCGGAGCAAACGTGGTGTTCGCAGCCGTGTTGACAAGCGGAATCTCAGTCCAGCCCGACGTGCCAGGGGTGCTTGGGTTGTTGTCCGAGTTCGACTTCCACAGCCGACCCTGGTGAGTGACGTACTCGCCTCCCATGTACGGCTCGTTGCTCTCGTTCCAGAGAATCCATTCCAGCACCGTCCGCCACATCGTTCCCGTAGTGAACGTCGCTGTGAGTCGGTAGTAGCTGTAAGCCACTGGGCTGGTGACAGCAAACGAGCGTGTCTCGTTATTGCTGTTCCATGAGACATTGCTGCGGGAATCGACATCAGTCCAGGTCGATCCATTCGAGGACCCTGCCACGACCCAGGACACCGGGGCTTCGTTGGTGGAACCAATCTGGATCTCGTAGCGAGTCAGAGTCTTCGCTGATCCAAGTGAGATGGTCGCTGATGCGGTGTCCGCGCCATACGACCATTGCCATTGTTGTGAGGACTGGTCGAACAGCCTGAACGCGGACCCCGTTGACCCAGAGGTACTCGCCACGTATGGCGCAGGCGCGGTGTTGCTAGTCATCGGCTGATCGACCAGCCGTGAGGATGCGGCTACCCACTCTCCTCGGAACAAGCTCGGCGGGATGTCGTCCCACGCCACGTCGAAGTCCGACGTACTGGCCTTGATCGGAATCTGACCTACCGCACCACCAGTAGGCAGACCAGGCCCTGGATCACCCTGGAGGCCCTGCTCGCCAGGGATGCCCTGTGGCCCTTGTTCACCAGGGATGCCCTGCTCACCCTGTGGTCCAGCAGGGCCATCGGCACCAGCAGGACCCTGAGGACCTGCCTCCAAGACCTCTAGGATCTCGCCACCGTAGGGACCATCGATGTAAACCTCGACCACATCGACGGGATGAGTGTTCTCCAGGATCACCCCACCCTCGTCGGTGGTGAGTTCAATAGCGTAGTTACGGCTAGACACGAGTGACCTCCCTGATCACTCGGATGGCCCCGCGCAGGTAGGTCTTGATCGTGCCGTCTGGGAAGGTGAGCTGTACGTCCCAGACCCCAGCGTTGTTGGTCAGGTTCAGCGCAGCGGTCTCTGCTGGAGTCAGGGAGAGGACCACCCGACCGGTGTCCTCAGCCACCGTCTGGTCGGGAATCGTGGCGGTGAACTCCGCAGCCACCGCACTGGTGGTCTCGCTCTGCCGGATCTGAGCCTTGGCAGTCACACCAGTCAGATCCACGTAGTTACCAGGGTCTCCCTGGGGCGAGAGGTCTCTGAGCCGGAAGGTGAACGAGTAGGTGTCACCCTGGTACAGCGTCAGGTTGCGACTGACTGGGATCACGATGACTCCTTGCGTGTCGGATGGTTGTGCTGATCATCCAGCATGGAGACCACCATTGAGACGATAAGCATCAGAACCACGACTACTGATCCTAGATGCCGGTAGCTGACCAGCTCGCCTTCACTTACCTGCTCGACCGAAGCCCCAGCGACCAAGACCGCGTACGCCAGCAGAGTCAGGTAGCGCATCTGCTGTGAAGGCCGCTTGATGCAGCACCAAGCCTGGTTCATGTGCCAGATCAACATGATCACCGAGATCATGCCGAGCGTGCCCTTGAACAAGAAGAGCCACTCGGCGTACTGCTGTGGGAACCAAGAGACCGTTCCTGCCGTGATCACTGCTCGTCCTCACACACGCCCACCGGGTACGGCGGAAGCGGGTTCTTCCTGCGATCCTCCTCGATCTTGCGGATCTCGCTTTGGTAGGTCAACAGTTGCTCGACCAACTGGTTGTTGAACTCGTTCCGCTGTTTCTCAGTTAGCGCTTCATCTGCTGGCTTACCGCTGTCCTTGACGATCCCAGCAGCCTTGGCGTAGATCAGCCAGAGCTTCTTGTTCTGGTTAGTCTCTCGCTCGGTCAGCTGGGACCGAGCATCGAGCGCGTAGGAAAGCTTGGAGAAGTTCTCCTCGAAGCACTTGCGCTGATCCCGGTCCTCTAGCGAGAAGTACAGGCTCTGTACCGCGATGAAGATCCCGAGCAAGATCAAGATCCCGCCCTCAATCCGCTGCCGCCTGCGCAGGCGCTCAGGGGTTGTCATCATCAACTACCTTCCTCTTGATTTCCCAGACGCCCCTCTCCGTGCGTCCGAGAACGTAGCCGACGATCAGCCCTCCAACTGACCAGACGCTGCTCTCCATCAGATACTCGACCATTACTCGCCGTCCTCATCTCCGTCCTTCTTGGACCGAGCCCCGAGAGCGAACAGGCCACCGACGATGGCCATGAAGATCCCGTTGATCGCCTGGTCAGGCTTGTAGTCATTGACTACCAACCCCGCGAAGAAGTTGGTAGCCCAAACGCCGGTGACCACACCGATGATGACCGTACGTGTGCGGACACCGATCACGACTCCTCCTACAGATCTTCTTCCCAAACTATGTGCAGTTCACCCGCACGGGGATCGTCCGCAGGACCCTTGATCGAGACGTAGTTCTGAGCGAGTGTGCCGTACTGGATCCCGATCCCCTTCACACCAGCTTGCAGGTTGTTGTGCCAGGTTGAGGGGAGATCGAACCATTTGGCCTCGCCCTTGTTCAGTTCACCGATCACGGTGACCTCTTCGTGGTTCGCTGATCCCCAGTCACCATAAACAAAGCTAGACAGGTGCTCTCGGTGCCAGAACAGCCGAGGCTTGGCCGTGGCGTTAGAGCCATAGGTGTCGCGGGCGAGCCGGATCTTCGCGCTCCGGATCGTCACGTTCTTGGAGTGGAAGCCGATGGAATCAGTGATCTGGTTGCCGTAGAACAGCATCCCGTTGCGCCGGGGGTTAGCCTGCGCCTCAGCTCGTCCTGCTCGCCAGGAGTCAGCGCCAGGACCGATCATCGTGCCCATCTCGTTGGGCCTGACCCGCATCTCCTTAAGCACTCGTCGTTGGGTGACATCGCCCTTGGGCATCCAGATCTTGTGGAAGACCCCGGCTGACCAGTTGCCCTCCATGTCTTCAGACCAGGCCGCGAAGTAGTAGTACTGGCCACCAGGCAGGTTGGTCTTGTCCCCTGGATCAGCAGGCCAGGTCTTGAAGGTGTACACCGAGGAGTCCGAGCGCGACTCGGTGTTCATCCCGTTGAAGTACCAGTCCGACCAGTTCTCCTTGTCCCACTTGGAGTCCTTGGCGGTGCGGTAGCCGTCCCCGAACGGGGTGGTCGGAGACTTGTCAGGCAGGTAGAGCACCCTGATCCGCTTCAGATCAGAGTCATGTCCAGCACCAGGCAGACGAGCACCGACCTTGATGTAGCGGCTGTCGATGATTTGCAAGCTCAGTTCAGGGATGGCCGAAGGTGTTACGTCGTACTCATAACTCTGCTCCCAGGCTCCAGCGTCCTTGATGAGGGCCTCCAGCGCAGGCTTCCAGACCCCGTTCACCTTCAGGTAAGGGCGCTTGACCGGGATCCAGTTGCCGTTGGCCTTGAAGTAGATAGACATCGATCAGACCCGGAAGTAGACATCGCCGTCGTTGCCGAGGCTGGACGCGGGTGCGGAGGTCCCGTAGTGAGTCTGCTGAATGTTGGCCTCGGGGTAGTCGATCCAGCCAGCACCGGTGTACACCGTGACCTGGTTGGAGCCAGCCAGGTAGGCGAACTGGCCGGTCTGTGGCGACGTGATCTTGGCATCGCGGTCAGCAGCGTCTGCGTAGACGCCCATCACCCGACGCTCCACGCTGCTAGCGAGCGCCTGCATGTCCCCTGGGACATCAGGGTCATCACCAAGAACCGGGTACGGGAAGCCCTGCATAGGGGTGTAGTCAGGCATGGTCAGCCCTCACTTTCTGCTCTTATCGTCTCACCCGCGTCACTGCAAAGCCGTGTCGCTGAGATCGGTCTTGATCTGCTGTCGCTTAGCTATCAGCTCTTGCTGGTGCTGATCCATGGTCTTCCGGGTCTCGAACTCAGTCACTCTCTCCCGGAGCCAGATCCTCAGTTCCTGCTTGTAGTTCTGAGTCGTTCCGAAAGTGGCGATCAGCCGGTCCAAGATCTCCTGGGTGACCGTGATCGTTGGCAGCGTTGGCATTGGTCAACTCCTCGACTTGCTGACGTAGCAGTTGGTTTTCGATCCGGAGACCAGCGATCTTCTCTTCGTACTCGACAGCCATCTCACCGATGCGCTGCTTGTACAGGAGTGAGCGGTACTCCTGAACGTCCATGGCTCTCCTTAGCTGGCGCTGACCGCAATGAAGGTGACCGTACGATCACCAGTCTGCACTGTGCCATCTCCCTTGCGGCAGTACATGTAGATCCGTGATGCAGTCGTGTCACCGTTGGCCCACAGGTAGTAGTTACCTGATTCGTAGTTCGAGGCAGGGACTAGCGACACCGCCTGTGGAACGACCCCGAGTGAGTGGGTCACGTAGCCATAGCCGCTGGCGTTCAGCGAGACGACGTTCGTGCCGAAGTCGAACCGCTTGATGGTCCTGGAGTTGGAGCCAAGGTTGAGCCCGTTGTTTCGTACGTTGAGCTGACCACCAACCTCAACGCTTCCGCCGCCAAGGTTGAGGTAGAGGCTGTTCCAGTCGTTGAGCGTGTTGCTCTTCATCGACTGGATCTCGTTGCCATCCATCCGCAGGTGTGAGCCGTTGATGTTCCCGATACGAAGCGGCGGCGTGTTGCCTGGGTCTCCGGTCACGTCCTGGGTCGAGGTCAGCAGCAGCTTAGAGCTGTAGATCTCCCGGATTCGGGCGTAGCCATCACCACGCAGCTCGATGGAAGGCAGCGTGGCCCCTGAATCGGCGTCCGTGGCCTGGGAGATGATCTTGGACGGAGTAGCGCCCGCGAAGGGGATATCAGTTCTGGGTGCGGCACCGCCCATGTCGAAGACATCTGAGGTCACCGACGTGATCCCGACGTCCATCGAGTACTGCAAGCGCCTGGTGCCAGAGCTATTCGGGTCTAGGTAGATCCGGCTCTGCAAGCCAGCAGGAGGCGTGGTGGTTGTGACCTTCCACCACCAGCGGCTCTTCATCAGCAAGCTCGCCTCAGGCGAGATGTCAGTCTCGGCTTCAGGTCCGCTTGGTCGGTAGTAGGTGTTCGAAATCTTCCACTGCGCGGTTGAGTTATCCATGAAGTTCTTGGAGTACTGGAACAGCGCGTGCGGATAGTTCGATCCGTTGGTCCTGCTGAACTGGTAGAACCTCTCCTCGACCTCGTGGTAGTACACGAACGCCGGGTTGATCGCCTCCATCAGTTGGAAGTCCCGAGAAGCTGTCCTGACCCCAGTGGAGTTGAAGGTGATCAAGCCCTTGCCGCTGGACGCGCCGTAGGTCAGGTAGAAGGTCTGGTCTCCCCAATCCCATGACCCAACGACCAGGCTGTGCAGGACCACCTGTACCGAGTTCGTGTAGGGGATCGTCGTACTGGTGGTGATCGTCTGAAGCAGAGCGAGTGCGGGCGAGTACTGCTTGAAGACGATGTAGCGCTGTGGGGTGTTAGCCAGGTAAGCCACCCACAGATTCGTGCCATCCGTACTGAGCGTCGGGGTTGAGTTCGCGTAGTCCATGAAGCCCAGGTCTAGGACGTTCACGTTCGCATAGCCGCCTGCCTCGTCGCCGTGCTCGACCAAGAACAAGTTGTCATAGAGAGTCCACAGCGAGTACAGCGTCCCACCGACGAAGGCGATGCCTTCTATCCAGTAGTAGCCATATGCCAGGTCAGCCACGAAGGTGTAGGTGTTCGCTACCGGGTCGTAGCGGTACATCGCCATCCGCTGATCACCGAAGTTAGGCCCGGTAGTGCCGCGCTGAACGGTGTAGAGATGTGTGCCATCCCAGGCTGAGGCGTGCAGACCGCTAGGGGTAAAGGTGCTGCCGAGCGTCACGGTGCTCACCTTGTTCGACACTGCCTCCACCGTAGGCGCAGCCACGGGCGCTACGACAGCATTGTTCAGCGTCAGCGTGGCCTCAGGCTCGAACTGAGAGTTGCCACGGAAGGTAGCGGCCTGCTCGGTGATGGGATGACCATCGACAGTGAGCGTCTCGGCTTGGAGCGTGCCGCTGATGATGTTCGGCTGACCGGTGGTAGGGAACTGAACGTAGGTCTTACTGTTCTCCGAAGTCGGACCATAGACGAAGAAGCCATCGCCACCGAACTGAACCTCAGTGCCAGTGGTCGGGTTCTTGGCTATGAACTTGCCTGGCTGACCAGACGAAGTAGGCATCAGCTCGATGACGCCACTCAGATTGCCCGACTGTAGTTGGTCGGCGCTGATCCTGATCGTGGAGGCGTAGTTCGGGTCAATCTGGTCTCCCTCGATCAGAGGGAGAACCCAGGCCGTGCCGTCGTAGTACTTGACGACCTTGGTGAGCGGGTCCAGCCAACTGTCCCCAGCCACCATGCCCTCAGTGGGCTCGTCCTCTTGGACATAGGTCTGGAGACCAGTACGCATGTCCTGCCAGCCATCGCCGTCATAGACACGGAACCGGTCTTCAGCACGCATGTAGATGAACTGCCCGAGATAGGCAACCTCGGGCAGTTCATTGAGGCTCTCGATAACCCTGATACCAGTGGTCTGGTCACCGTTGCGCTGAGTGATGCGGAACGACTGGGCGTGGTCGTAAGCCACTTATGCTCCAGCGTTGAGGTCACCGTAGGTGGCGTATCCAGTACCAGCCGAGCCAGGCTCGCCCTGAGGTCCAGCAGGTCCCTGAGGTCCGACAGGCCCCTGTGGACCCTGAGGGCCAGCAGGACCAGGGTTGCCTGCGCCTACGCGCACGATAGAGAGCCGACCCTCTGAGATCACCACGTCAGAGTCATCCGAGTGCCGTGCGTAGATGTTCAGCGTCTCGGTGTTGGTGAGCCGGTCCGTCCACACAACCTGGAGGTAGGTCGGCTCGTCTGCGATGGCATCCACAGAGTTACGAGCCAGGAGGCCACCAGCGGAAGACTGAACCCAAAGACTACGAGAGCTGTCACCAGCAGAGATAGGAAGGTCGAATCGCACCCAGGCGGTGAACTGGTAGTCGCCAGGATCTGTGACCTGAAAGTTGGTGGCGGACTTGGCGGCGGAAAGATCATCTATCTCAACCGTTCCGAAGCTGACCAGTGTGTCAGTGTCCGGTGGGAGGTTAATCCCAGAGCTAATCCTGGCCTTAGTTAAGTACTGGAGGATCGCGCCAACAGGACCGGTCTCACCCTGAGGGCCAGTAGGACCTTCGATGCCTTGGGGTCCGGTAGGTCCAGGCGGGCCAACAGGTCCGATCCCCTGAAGAACACCGGTGCGGATCTGGATGGAGCCGCCGTTGTTCAGCCGGATTACGTTACTCATCGCTCACATCCTGGTGATTCGCTTGTTGACGATGACCTGACCGACCAGCAGCCGGAACTGCTGGGCTCCTGCGTACTCATCGCCATCATCTACCGTGACGAACATGTCGTACTGGAAGAGGCCAGGAGGAATGCTCTTGGTCTGTTCTGAAGGAATGTGGATCTGGATCAGGCCGATGTCAGGAGAGTAGCTGATCTCGGGGATCTCACCCTCGGGAACTTCGGTCTCAGGCGTGGTCAAAGAGATGACGGTCTGATTACCAGCGCCCACGATGTCCAAGCGCATCGGAGAAGTGAGCTGTTGCGGCTCACCAAAATCATCAGTCCAGATGATCTGTGCGGTGTAGTCCTCGCCCTGGTCGATCACCAAGGGCACGTTCGCTGCTGGCATGTACGCCTCCTCAACCTCTATCTTCGCGGGAGAGGCTAGTCATCGGCCAGCTCCTTCAGCTTCTGTACATAGTCCTGTTCCTGGCCTCCGATGACCAGGACAGTGTGCGCCTGAGTAGTGGTGTCCACAGCATCCAGGCCAGTGATCTTGATGCGGCGGTCAGTGATCTTCAGCGCGGCTTCCACGCTCTTGGGGTCACCAGTCATCGCAGAGGGCCAGACCTTGGCCAGCAGCCGGTCGAGACGGTCCATCTCCATCTGGAGCAGGCTCTGTCGGTCAGTGTCGGTGAGGAAGGACGCCTCACTCTTCATCTGGCTTCTGATCGCGTTAACCACAGCCATCGGGCTCTCATAGCCCAGCTCGTCGGCAATCTCGCGGGGAGTCTTACCCGACAGCTTCATCTCGTAGGCTTCTTGCGCCCTGGTCAGGACGATCTCTCCGTAGATCACTTCGGACGCTTCCGCCGAAGGATCCTGCGGTGTAGGGGTCTCGTCTTCCATGGCTCCAGTCCTCCACTACCTGCTCAATGCTCACTTGGTCAGAGTCCAGCAGAGCGAACATCTTTCGTCGTACTCGGCCAGAGGTAGATGCCCAGACCCCGTACTCCTCGCGTACGGACAATGCGTGTCTGAGGCAGTCCTGGAAGACCGGACAGACATCACAGAGCTTGGAGGCGTTGCGCACCTGCTTGATAGACATTGTGGGCTGCTCTGCTTCATTTCCGAAGTAGTTGTCGAGTCCGGTCCCTCGACAGTGCGCCTCTTGCTGCCACTCGGGATATAGGTCTTCGAGTGAATATGCAACGAACCGCTCACTGTCCAACAGCGGCGGTTCGTTGTTTGTGGTCGCTAGGAAGTCGTCAAAGCCCTGCCATGGTGTCTCTGCGTTCAAGGACTTGCACCCCATAGATCCCGATGCAGGCGGCATCGATCCTGTCCTGGTTACTCCCACACAGTGCAGCATAAGCAGGATGAGTGCGCTTCAACCACTCTTCGATCATTTCCTTGCTGGCATTTCCGTTGCCAACGACCTGCTTCTTCCAGGTCTTGTTGTCAACGAAGCGCGAGTCGATGGCGAGGAGGCCGCCCATCGCGCTCATCACAGCTCCCGCTGTTTGCGCTATTTGCAGGGACGAGCGGACGCCACGGCCAATGAGCGGCTCCTCTACGAATGCGTAATTCGCGATCTTGGTGTACCCGAAAGTCCACTCACCAAGAGTGCGCAGCTCCCTGGCGCGGGTGGTCTTGGGTACCTCCAAAGACTGCGCCAAGGTCAGCTCTCCATCCACGAAGGTAGAGATAGCGACCTTCCTCGCGCCCAGGTCAATCCCACAGACGATCACGCTCGCTCCTCTACCTGTGGGTCAGCCTTGGGATCCACTTTCCGCACCATGTCAGCGAAGCGCTGGGCCTCACCCTTGGAGGAACAGAAGATCTCCACCTGACGACCATCGCTGGGCGCTTTGTAGTGGACACACCACTTAGGTTTACTCACGCACTCAGTGTCACCGGACTGTCTAGGCCATCGACTTCATCCGCGCACGTACGCATTTCTCAGAGCAGTACCACTTGTTCTGCCAGGTCCACAGCGTCTCATCAGCACTGATCCGCTTGCTGCACTGTGGGCAGTACAGGTCACAAGGCTGCTCGGACGGCTGCATCCTTAGCCTCCAAGAGCTTCCTGAGCGTGACTTGCTTCTCCTCGCAGGTTGGCAGGTGCTCGTCCATAGCCTGAGCCAGCACGTAGAACTCATAACTGACCTGTTGCAGCCGCTCAGGTAAGTGCTTGTACTCGAAGTACTTCAGGATCTCGCTCTTCTTCCTCACTTCTCCCTCTTTCCAGCGATCCGGTACATCCACAGGCCCTTGGCCAAGTACTCGCGCTCTACGATGTACCCGCCGTACTTGTCCTTGCGTAGATCCCGCAGACGAGCACTGATGCTCGCCCAAGAGTGGCCGGTCTTGTCCTCCAGCTCTGGAGGAGTGTGCCAAGCGCCATCAGCGACGGCGCGGAACACGTCCTTCATCTGCCGGTTCAGCCGGTCGTAGTCCTCGTCGTGGTTATAGGTGCTTCCATCGCGATCACCATCGGGCGGCATGGTGCTCATCAGTATCGTTCTCCAGCGTCGTATCGCGCCTCCATCAGAACCTGCTCTTGGGTTAGGCGGCGAGACCCAAGATCAGCCATTTTCTTACTCATCTCCAGGAACGACCTCAGCGCTCCTGTCCGCAAGCGGTAGTACGGCGTGCCACGGATGACACGGCCTGCACGCTCTTCCTCATGGATGAGCATGTCCAGCTCGCAGCCCCGCGCATAGTAGGCGGTTGCGATCTCAGAGAGGCCCAGGTACGGCGACTCCACTGGAGGAGCCACTCGTCCCAGCAGCACATCGCAGTAACCAAGAAGCTCGTCCTTGATCTCATCTGGCGATGGGAGATCGATACCAAGGGGTACCTCCGTGAGCTTGTTCCCGAACTGGACGTGTGTTGGTGCTGCTACCTGAGCCTGCGCCTCCCTGATTGCCTGTGCATCCTTGGATGCATCTTCTAGCGCATCCAAGACCGGCGTCTCCTCACTTCGCCTGACACGCATCGGTGTGCTCCTCTATGGCGTCAAGCGCAGCCTGGACGGTGGGGCCGAAGTCGAGATTCTTTTCCCACCCGCACTTCTCGTGCTTCACCCAAACTCCATCATCGGTGTTGTAGTACCAGAGGGTGTACTCATCGAGCAGCAAGATCATTGGCTTCCTCCCATGACCTGATCTTCAGGCACTGCTTCCGGAACGGACAGCCGTTGAACTGATAGCCCTCACCAGCCATGCACGCATCCAAGGGCTCAGCCAGTTCCTTCCTGTCGATCAGGTCCCAGGTCACCTGAGCGCTCAGAGCGGCTTCACCCAGTGGGAGATCGTCCCTGGTCTTGACGATCTCCTTGAACTCCTGAGTGTCCTTGTCCTCGTAGAGGAAGATGACCTTCTCCACGCTCGGCGTACACAGCGCGTATGTCGCGCCTTGGTACAGGTGCATCTCCTTCGGCCCGAAACTCAGCACAGACCTGAACCCGTTGGAGTTGATCGACTTGAACTCCACGATGGATCCGTCATAAGCGATCCCATCCATCGTCCCGGACAGCCTCAACACGTTCTGTGGCACTGGGATCTCTGCATGAGACAGCCAGCCCTCGGTGATCCCAGCCATCTGCCACCTGATGTGCATGAAGGTGCCGTTCTGGAAGATCGCGTTGGTCTTGGTGCTGTACGGCGCTTCTGGCAGTCCGATGAAGGTGAACTGCTGCTTCCTACGGCACGAGCCCATCGAGGATGCAGAGACTGTTCCCCGCCTGTCTCTAGGCGTGGCCTGCTTCCTCAGCTCCTCAGCAGCGTGGGCAAGAGCCTTGTTCGAGTAGACAGGATTGCCGTTCTCAGCCATCCACGCCTCATGGCGGGCTGAGATCACCAGATCAGTGTTGGTCTTGTACTTGGCCAACTGGGAGAACTTCACAGGCCAAACCCTCCCAGCGCTAAGACCACGACGAGCAGCCACATCGTGATCATGAAGGCGTTCTCATGCCACCAGTCAGCAAAGTTCTTCACAGGCGGTGCCTTCCCCAGACGAACCAGATGATGACGAGGATGACGAGGATGATCAGTACGGTCTTCATGTCAGCTCCCTTGATTCCAAGTGACCCCGTAGCCCTTGGGTGGTTGATTCCGGCTCTGCTGGGTCTTCCAGATGCTCAGGTGGATCTCAGCCAGCCGGATGAACGTGCTCGCGTACTCCTGCTCGGCCTTCTCCGCCTTGGTGAGCAAGTCACACGCCTTCTTGTAGTGGTCCATCCATCTCCTCCCATACGTCTTCGAGCAGCTCCTCGGGGATCGGCTCCTTGATCTTCACGTGCAGCCAGCGCATCTTCGGCTGCTGCTTCTTCTCATCCCACAGCTTCTGACCCTGGGAGTTGGTGTCGTAGACCTCCAGCTCCAGATGCTCCTGATCGAGGATCTCGACCGTGGCGAACAGCGGCACGATGTCAGGGTTGATCCCGTGGTCGTTGCACCAGTCCACGCCTCTCTTGCGCATCTCAGGGCTGTTGATCAGCAGCACCTGGTTGAACCTCTGCATCATGTCTGTCCTCACAGTCCCTCGCTAGTACTGGCACCGGATGCTTCTTCTGGCACCACTGGCACTGCCATGGGTCGTAGATGTTGTAGCCGTGGATCCGAGCCTTCGTATACAGGTCTGCCGTCCGCTCCTGTGGTGACATAGCCATTCATCATCAACCCCGCTTCGTGTCCTGCTGGGCCATGGGCGTACTTGTGGTGTTCATGGCACAACGCAATCAAGTGCGCTGTCTCTCCAGCAGCATCGAGAATCAGCCCTCCTCTGGACCGAGTAAGCATGTGGTGGACCTCCACCGGTGATCTGAAGCATCGAGTCCAGGTGAGTTTCCAAGACTGCTGGAACGAGATCATCGCCTGGCAGCGGTACCCCGCATTCTCTCTCACCACAAGCGCTACATCCACCGTAATCACCCTAAACTTGCGTTGGGTTGGTCGTGGAGAGGGAGCGAGTCCAAGGCTCCTGCATCCCGCAACTTGCCGAGTACGCCCTTCAGGTGATCCAGAGATGCTTCTGGTCCCGCAGCCTTGAACTCCTTGCCCCCGCTCACTGGTCGCGCAGGTACTCGTTGCACCACATCTGCAACTGAGCTGAACGGCTCAGATCCTCGGCACTCAGCAATCGCCTCTGCGGTGGTCTGTCCGATCCCATCGAGCGCTTGTAGCCCCTTGCGGATAACTCCCCTGCGCCCATCCACTGCGTAGGTCGCTCCGGAGGTATTGATATCTGCCTTGCTGATCCGGATCCCTCTGCCCCGCGTGGCTTGCAGGTACTTGGGCTCTTTCTTTGGATCTCCCGCCGCCACAGCAAGTAGAGCAGCGTGGAACTCAAGGCCATGGTGGACAGCGAGGTAAGCGCACCGATAAGCAGTAATCCCATAGACCGTCGCATGTGCGCGGTTGAAGCCATACTCTGCGAATCCAGCAATCGCCTCGTCAAGGAACGCTTCATCTTCCTCACTCATCCCTAGTTGGTCGCACTTGTCCTTGATCCAGACTCGGTAGGACTGGATCACCTGGCCCGCTGCTCCGATGTTCTTGTTGCTGGCCTTGACCGCCTTCAAGAACTTGGTGAGGTCATCAGCGCCCATCCCCAAGCCACGCAAGATGTCGATCACCTGCTCCTGGTAGAGCACCACCCCATAGGTGTCCTTGGTGGCCTTCATCAGCAGGTCATGGCGCTCGGGTACCTCAGCCTCCTTGTGCTTGCGGTTGATGAACGCATCGGTGCCACCGCTGCTCATCGTGGCAGGACGGAACAGTGCCATCGCTGCGATCACGTCCTTGATGTGAGTGGGCTTCAGCCGCTTGACCCCGAACCTCGATGAGCCACCCTCCAACTGGAAGATGCCAGCGAGCTGACCGGTCTTCATCAGGCTGAAGGTGGGTCGGTCGGTGAGCTCGATGTGGGCAAGCTCAGAAACATCAAGGCCAAGGTTGTCCATGCACCTGCGCAAGACCGTGAGCGTCTTTGAGCCGAGCACGTCGAGCTTGACCAGCCCCAGAGCCTCAATGTCGTCCTTGTGGTACTGCGAGACATAGCCACCCCTGTTCATGTGATGGAGAGGGACCAGGCGGTCGAACTCTTCCTTGGTTGATGTGATCACCACGCCTGCGGCGTTGGTGCCCATCCCCGAGTACAACTCCAGGTCACTGAGCCCGTACAGCATCCGCAGGTCCTCAGCCGGGATGCTGTCGAAGTTCTCCACGCCCTTGGTCCGAGCGCTAGAGAAGTACCGACGCAGCAGTGAGCCCTTGTCCTCGGACTCCTCATCATCCTTCTCGTTCATCGAGTAGGTGGCCCAGGAACCGATCTGGTGGGCAGCGAACTTGGTGTCCAGCCAGTCGATGACCTCTTGCCGTCGATCATGGGCAATATCGAGGTCAATGTCTGGTGGCTTGGTCCGGTCCTTGCTCAGGAACCGCTCGAACCTTAAGTCCCACTTGATCGGGTCCACGTTGGTGATCCCTAGCAGCCAGCACACCAGCGAGCCAGCAGCAGAGCCACGGGTCTGGAAGACGATCCCGTTCTCGGTCATGTAGTCGGTGACCATGGCGACCAGCATCATGTAGCCCGCCATGTCCGAGAAGTTGATCGTGTCGATCTCTTCAGCCAACTTCTCTTGGTACTTACGACTAGTCAGTCCCCGCTTGTCTGCTTCTCCGTACACACGAGTGACCATTGCCGCGTGCGGATCACTTACGACGGTTGGGACCGAGTAAGCGTAAGAGTCAAGGACCGGGATGCTGAGTGAATGTCGGCTGAGGAGATGATCCAGCCCCTCCAAGCCTCTCTCAAGTCGATCTCCACGGTGATGGTCTGCAATCCATCGGTCGTCGGCAAGGTGGAATCCGTCACCCGGGAAAACAGCATCATCTGGCGTGTCTCCCCATGCGACGAGTCGTTTGAGTTGCTCATGGTGCTCCTTGTCAGCAGGTTCGAGGTAGTGCGAATCCTGCGTGATAACCACAGGAAGTCCCATGCGATCCGCAACAGATACCAGTGCATCGGCAAGCTGATCATCGTTATGACCGTCGCCGTGGTCAATGTTGTGGTTCTGGATCTCCACGTACACCGAGTCGGGGAACCAGTCGGACAGTGTCGCCAGCCAACGCTCACATGCATCCTCCCCATCGTTGATCAGGGTCTGTGCTGTGTAGCCGAAGAAGCAGCCGGTGGTGATAGCCAGGCCCTCAGTCCGATCATCCTGGGCAAACTGAGCCAGCGTGGTGAAATCGATCAACGGCTTGTGGAAGTGGTTGTAGTGACTCTGGGTGGAGAGCCGCACCAGGTTCTCGTAGCCCTTGGACGAGTACGCCACGATCCCCATGTGATAGCGCTGAGCCTTGACGTTCTTGTTGGCGTAGTCCCGCTTGTGCTGCTCGATGTCAGGGACGAAGTAGAACTCAGAGCCAGGGAACGGCTTCAAGCCGTGCTTCATGCACGCCTGGTACAGCTCCACTGATCCAGCCATGTTGCCGTGATCGGTGAGCCCAACAGCCTTCTGCCCAATCGCCGCAGCCTTCTCCACAATCGCAGTCACGCTGGGCAGCGCGTCGTTGTTGGAGAACCGCGAGTGGGTGTGGACGGACCAGAACCTTGTTTCACGTGAAACATCAGTACGACGGATCCGCATCCTGGGCGGTGTGCGACGGATCTTCATGAGCTGACCTTACCCCATGTTTGTAGTCAAGAGAATAGGGATGTGCCCCGTGGTGGAATCGAACCACCCATGTCCGAAGACGACGGCTTTACAGGCCGCTGCCCCACCTTGGGGCCTACGAGGCTGGAAGAGGGTGACCCCATGGGACGGTCACACAGGGTCACCCTCGGCTCTACTGTTCGAGCAACCAGTCCACGATCCCATTCACGTCGCGCTGTTGCACGTCGTTAGGGACCTGGAGACCTTCCTTGTCACACACCGCGAGGATGCCACTCTTGTCCATCGCACGGAGGTCGGCCTCGTCGTACTCATTGGTGTCATCAGTCTCGGTGGCGGTGTCGTCCTTAACTGCCCAGTCGGGGATGTCTTCCTTCTTGCCCTCAGTCCACTCCCGCTGCTGAGCAGCAGCGAGCTTGGCCTTCAGACCTGACTGAGCCTCGTCGTACTCGTTGCCAGCCTTGGTCTCAGCAGCCTTGGAGTCATCGCCCCACGCCTGCTCGTAGGCGTCAGCGAGCATCTTCTCCATGTCCTTGAACTTAGGCTCCAGCTCAGCAATCGCGACCGGGATCTTGTCGTTGCCCTCAACGTCGTAATCGGTCTTGGTTGAGCCGTCACGGTTCTTGGACTGGATCTTGTAGATGGTGTAGTCGCGGTCAGTGATCGTACCGATCCGCTCCGAGCGCGAGTGGAGCTTGTCAGCCACGGTCTTCGGCACCTTGTAAACGTTGACCCACTCACCCTCCAGCACGTTAAAGGCGATCTTCTTCGACGCCTTCTGCATCTTCTCGTTGCTGCTGGTGCAGCCAGGGCAGGTCTTGCGGTCGCCAGTGCAGGGGAACGGGAAGCCGCCAGGGTTGAAGTGCTCCCAGTACTCCACCCAGTCACCAGGCTCCTGGAGGATCCGGAAGGTGGTGGCGTCGTTCTTGAAGTACTTCATCCAGTCTCCGCCGCCTCCACCAGTGCTGGTGGCCTCGTCTGCGGAGTTGTAGCTCTTGCCGAACTTCATTAGCGGTTCCTCACTGTCTCAACGGTCTTCATGACTGCATCCATGACGCCTACGTTGACGAATCGAATGATCCTGTCTGATGCGTCTTCACATGTCTCTTGGTTGACCTTGGTCTTGGCCTCGAAGCGGATCCAAGAGGACTCTCCATCGATCTTCACTTCGTGAGTCACCGCCACGGTGATCTCATCACCCTCTCGGATGAAGCCTGTCTCAGTTCTTGCGATCTTCACCGAACCTGCTCTGTCTTAGCGTTCCCGTGGACCTTGGCTTCGATCTCTGTCTGCTTCCGGTCCTTGCCTGCGAAGTACTGCCTGACCTCCTCTACGTCCTCGGGGGTGAACAGATAGATCACCATCTTTCCCTGCCGCGTGGCCTTGCTGGGTGCCTTCACCCGAGGCGTACGGCAGAGCCTGCGGAGTGTCTCGATGTGGACGCCGACCATCTCAGCGGTCTGGCGCATCGAGAAGTACTCGCCTTCAAGCTGCTCCAGGATCCGCGAAGCGGGTGCCTGGCGTGTCTCAGCCTTGACCTCGCCAACGTCGTAGATCTCAGGCTTCATCGGTCTCTTCCTTCACTCGGTAGGTCAAGAACGTCTTCCCCGGCACCTGCTCCACGTACTGAGCCACGGTGGTGGGGTCTACGACGCCCTCCTCCATCGCCTTCTCCATGGCCTTCCGGTCCAACTTCTTGATCGTGTACTTGTCGAAGACCCTGGCTCCCAGAGCCTTGCGGAGCCCAGCCTCGTTGATCTGCGTGGTGCTGCGCTGGGTGTAGGTGGCAGAGAACACCAGCCCGTCCCGCTTGTCAGTCACCGTCTTGCGCTGCTTGGCCTCCAGAACCTTCAGCAGCTTGGCCTCGGCGTCCTCTAGGCGACTGATCGCCTGATCCGCATCGACCTTCGCGTTCCGGTAGTGCTCGAACGCTCCGCTGAGTTCTGGGTCTTGCTGCTGCTTGATCCGCATGACGATGACTCTATACACAACAAGTCATCCTCCACAAGCTGTCTAGGCAAGATCTTGCGACGGCGAGCCAGGCTCAGCTCGTCCACGTCCTTGCCCCAAGACGCTGGCCAGGTGATCCGGTCCACGAACCGGTGACGCATGGCCTGCTCCACTGCTGTGTGAGCGCGGTAGCCAGCATCATCATTGTCGAAAGCGGTGAACACGTAGGTCGGATCGATCCGGTCGATGAGGTTGACCTGCTCCACTCCGAGGCGGCTGCCGTAGATAGCGAACGCATGTACTCCCACGTTCCAGAGGGCAATCGCGTCCAGGGCTCCTTCGCACAAAACAATGGCACTTCGTCGTACAGGACTGAAGTTGAAGAGAAGCCGCGCAATGTCTACTCCTCTGGGGTAGCGGTACTTAGGACCGTCAGAGGATGGATCCAGGGTGCGTCTGACGACACCAAGGACACTTCCACCAGTCGAGCGGAGCGGATAAGTAACGGCCTCTCGCTCTGCGTCGTACCCGAGCCGGAAGTGGCGTGCTGCTCGCTCCCCGACTCGTCTAAGCCAGTAGGGGTGGACAGGTCCTGCGTCCCAGCGGGAGAGCCAGGCTTCGGGGTAGACACGGTGCTCCTCCATCTTGTCGGTGAACCACTGCTTCAGCACGTTGTAGTCAGGCTCCAGCAGCGCGTCCTCACCGGTCAGGTTGCCGTGAGCGCCACAGGTGTAGCAGATCCACTTCTGCTTGACGATGTTCAAAGACGCTGAGGGCCTGCTGTCGCCGTGCACAGGGCACAGGAAGGGCCTCTCTACCCCATGGCCACGAACGACAGCCTCAGGCAGTGTCATCGGGCGCATCGGGGCACTCCTCGTTCTCGCAGGTACCGTGCAGAGGCTTGTCCCAGTCACACGAGGGGCAGACCTCGTAGTCGATGTAGGTCATGACGCCTCAGCCACCGCGTGGACGAAGTAATGCCGGTCATCGTCATGCTCGTCCAGCACACAGACCCACTCACGTTCGCCCTCACGCTTCATCAGTGAGCAGGGGCAGTAGGGCAGGAACTCTTCCATCACAGGTTCTCCTCAGCTCGCAGCAGCAGGTCTTCCACGGCGTCCTTGTCGATCTCGGTATAGACCCCTCGGTCGGGGTCGAACAGTGAGAAGAACGGGATGCCTGACTGTCCGTGTCGGTTCTTCTCCAAGGAGAAGGCCGTGGCGACGTTGTGCGGCTTGGCCCGCATGGTGATCACCACGTCACCGTCCTGACCGAGCGCGTCGGACTGAGCCAGATTCACCACCTTGGGCGGGTTGGTGCCGCTCTCACCGTCACGATTGATCTGAGAAGCCACCAGCATCCCGGTCTGCTGGGCCAGCGCGATCTCTTTGAGCCGGTTGGAGATCGCCGCTGCCGTACGCCAGTCCTCCACCGCAGCCGAGCCGGTGTCTGAGCGCATCAGGCCGATGTAGTCCACGATGTTCAGGCTGTACTCATCAGCCTTGGTTGCCACCGTGGAGGGGCTGACCGGACCGTCCTTGGGGGTGTGGATGTCCAGAACACCGTCGAGCCGGTCATCCAACTCACTGATGAACTGCTTGTAGACGTGCATGTCCACGCGCCGGTCCCGGATCGCCTGCATGGTGATCCCCTCGACGCCGAAATGGGTCGCCAAGGCAGCGTGGAACCGCGCCCGGACCTCCATCTCGGTCATCTCCAGGCTGTAGAACATCACCTTGTGCCCGTCCAGCACCGCCTTGGTGGCAATCGAGCACAGGTGGGCAGTCTTGCCGTTGCCAGGCCGCGCAGCCAGGTACCAGAGGTTGCCTGGCTTGATCCCACCGGTGTGCCGCTGGAGGGTCCGGTAGGGGACCTCCACGCCCAGCAGCGGGTCCTCCCAGGTGTCGAAGAAGGTCAGGTCGGTCAGGAGCTTCTTCGGCTTGGGCTTGGTCGTACGTGGCTCGGCCTTGGTCAGCACCCGGTGCGCCTCGTGGACCTCGCCCATCGCGATCAGGTCGAAGGCTTGGCTCATCGCCTCGGTCAACTCGAACTTGGCCGTGGCCTTGAACACCATGTCCACGGCGCTGCGTACGTCAGAGTGCTCGGAGTAGGGGAAGTCCCGGAACTGGGCACAAAAAATGTCCCGAGTCGGCTGGTCGCCGTACGTCGAGACATAGTTTAGGAGCCAGTTGTACTGGTCCTTGTAGCCACGGAAGTGGTCAGGGGTGACCCCGAAGGAGAGCGCCTCCTCGACGTTGCCCACGTTGATCAGAGCGGAAATGAGCAGGCTCTCGCCTGAGAGTTGTGCCACGAAGGTTCTCCGTTCGGTTCTCTACACGATTGCGACGGTCGTGTGCTTACACAGTATGTGGTGCTTGTCTAGGATGCAAGAGCCTCTTCAGGCTCGTAGAACCAGACCTGATCCGGCCAGACGTAGGTGACCTGGGGGAAGTCATCCCCAGGGTCTCTGAACAGCGAGACGTACCTCGTCGTACGGGTCAGGGTGACGCGAACACCCCCGTTGTGCGAGCAGGGCAACGCCCGTCTCGGGTTGCAGGCATGACAGACCCGCCGCACGATCTTGTACGACGGGGCATCGGGATAGCAGTGCTTACAGGGTCGCGCCATCACCAGGTCAGCCAGCTCGACTGCTCGTACTGGCTTGGCCTCGCCCCTGGCAGGGGGCTTGGTCAGATGGCGGCAGTCCTCGACCCGGTGAAAGCGGGGGCGGTCCGTAGACCGGATCCAGACTGTGGGCATAGATCCGACCATACGACCATCCACCCCAGCTCGGGTAGATCTTGACAAGACTCGTAGACAGAAAGAACCCCCGGGACCAAAGGGGCGGTCAACCGGGGGTTCACGCTGGTTTCGCGGGCCAGCAAGGAGATTGTCGTGGCAGACAGTCTCAGGCAAGACCATCTTGTAGGAGAGGGTTGACGAGAGTCAAGCTCTATGGCAAGTTCTTCCTCAATCCGTCGCATGGATGTCGTGGCACAACACAGTTTCAGGAGGCTCCCAGCAGGTAGAGCAGACACCACACTCTCATCCAGGTGAGCAGGACACGGCCCTGGGATATCAACTAACCGTTGTGTGGGAAACCGGCGTTCGTAATGGCTACTCCAGCGCCTAAGTCCTTACAGGATTAGCGACCCATAGGCTCCATATAAAGGGTACGCCTATGTCTACACGCCAATAAGAGCCACTGAGGAGAACATCCGGAGCGGAGCCCCAGCGGAGCGAAGGATGTTCAGCCAATAAGTTGCAAGAGTGTTTAGAGTGTGTTATAGTGATTACGCAAGCAGGAAGTACCCCAGTTACGACTGGAGAATCAGTTGAACAGCGCGGTAGTTCACATCCCAAGAGGATGTGACTACGCCATCTACTGCTTCAAGGAAACACTGCTTACCAGTAGGAGAACGTCTAGGACCTCCTCGTAATAGGAGCGAGACGCATTCCCTAGCCTGGTGATCGAGAACCCGAGAGACTAACGCTCAACCCAATGAGCAACCTCTCGGGTTGTTGCGTGTTTAGAGTGTTTATGTTATACTTAACTTAGTTGACGGGAGAGGAGTACCCAGACGAGGTTAATAGCCCTCTGGCGAAGAGTCTGTCCGCCAACTAGCCCCGAAGTTAAGAGCTTCGGGGTTTTTTCATGTCCACATGCTTTGGAAGGGAGACCCAAGTGGACGAAGAACAGTACGAAGAGGCTCTACAGCCGATCATCCGGTATCTGGATGAGATGAGAGCGACTCTGGCTGATCTCGGTGTGGTTGTCGAAGACCTTCAAGACAACACCGTTGGTAGTCAGATGCTGGACAACTACGAGAAAGCCCAGATCGTGAAGATGTCTGGTGATCTCGAAGACCACGTTCTTGGTGCTCTGGAGATGGCTAACAAGATAAGGCTGAGAATCCACAGTCTCAGTCCTGCGGCTCAGGCTCACCAGCAGATGATGTTCAACAACATGTTGAACGGGTTCTACGCAGATGCTGGATCTGAGCTGGAGCAGCTCAGAGCTATGGAAGACGAGGTAGAGCTTGATCCTGAAGCCGAACCTCCTTGCGAGATCGACGTGAGCATCAGAGAGCGCAAGATCGGTCCGTTCAACGTCAAGGTCACCAAGGTGAAGAGCAGGAGCGAGAAGTGAGCTTCAAGGACGATCCAGTCTTCGAGCCAGAGAGATGGTTCAGGGACTTGATGAACCTTTCCTCGGAGGCAATCTCCAGAGTCAGTGATGATCTGGAGATTGCCATCGCTGAACAGGTGTCTATCCAGAGGGGCAGTGAGAACATGTTCGACACCCTCTGGGATGCCCAGGATCGGCAGTACGACAGTGCCATCAAGAACGAGGTACTGCCTAAGATCTTCTCAGCTCAGATCAAGCTGGCTGAGTTGCAGTACAAGCTGGCCCTGACCGATCTAGCCGAGGCGAAGAAGAGGGCAATCGAAGAGTGATCCTCACGTTCGTCATGAGCATCATCTGGCTCGTTCTAGCGGCTTGGGCGATCTACATGGGTCTTCCCAAGCGGTAGTGAGTAACCGAGTATCGCTCGGGTCTCTCCTCTCATGACGAGAGGAGGTAGTTGTGCTATCAGTGTGTTTGTGATACACTGAATGCAGTGGGTAGGGGAAGTACGCCTTCTCCGCCCCCCACTGACGCCCCTGATCAGGTCATCCCCCGTACCTGGTCAGGGGCTTTTTCTATGTACGGGGACATGTGGAAGGAGACCACATGGAGACCAAGAGCACTACCAGCCACCGGCAGTGGCGAGCGTTCTACAACCCCGATGGCAACGAGAAGGGTTATCTGGTCACGGTGGACGCCGCGATCAAGCGAACCCTGGAGTTGCTCTGGGAGCGCGGTATCCACACCTTCTTCTCCTGCCAGGGAGACGAGGACTGGACCACCGACTACGACGGCAACGAGGTTCCTCCTGGTGGCTACGTGATGATGTCCCACGTCAAGGCGTGGGACGACTTGCTGGAGCACTGGGAGAACAACAAGCTCGACTACCCGTACAAGCGGCAGGTCACGATCAACAAGATCCTGACCGCCCCGGTCTACCGGAAGAACTCCAAGCGCGATGGTGTCGAAGAGTGGGTCGAGCGTGACTTCGGCACCTGGTACATCGAGTACGACGAGGACGACTGGGACGACCGTGGTCCCATCGTCGTGCTCCGGTTCCCGGCCCAGGACCTGGTGTGGCTTCAGTGTCTCCTGGAGGAGACGCCGTGAACGAGGACGAGGAAGAGAAAGACTGGGTGAACTTCAACATGAGGATGCGCCCAGAGATGGCCGAGAAGTTAGACGACGAGGCGAAGAAGATCGGCATCTCTAGAGCCGCTCTGCTCAACGTCCTGGTCGCCCAGCACTACGGTCTGTTGCACACGTCCTAGCAGTACCAGCCCCTCAGCAATTCGGCTGAGGGGCTTTTCTGTCTGTGAAGGAGACACAGATGAACATCCCGAGCATCATGACCGAGATCCATCGGTACAGCCCGAACGACAAAGGCGAAGGTCAGGACTACTTCGGCTTCCACGGTCTGGAGCAGGACGACTCCATCAACGGCTACGTGGAACTGCTCGGCACCACCTACGCCGAGACCACTCGCGACCTCATCGACGCTGAGGCTGCGGAAGAGACGCGCAAGGCGCTCACCGAGCTGGGCTACCAGCCAAAGTCCCTGGACGAGGTTCCTCTCGACCTTCGTCACTTCGTGATCTTCCTCCAGGCCCCCATCGGATGGCACGAGGGTCTGGAGGAGCGCGAGCCCGAGGTCACCAAGCGAGTCACCGTCTGGGTGAAGGAGGCGTGATGTACGAGCGCAAGTACACCGAAGAGATGGACGTGTTCAAGCAGAACCTCCATCGCTTGAGCCTCCAGGAGAAGGTGGCGCTGACCGACGATCTGATGAAGTTCTGGACCGAAGACATCGCAGAACTGAAGGCGCTCGCCACGCAGATCCAGACCGGTGACTTCATCGCCAGCGAGTACGACGCGCTGGTAGCAGACCTGAAGGCTCGGGTGCAGGACTCCGAGGCACTCCGTGAGCGGATCGCCTGGGCGCACGCAGTGGTCCAACTGACGCTGAACGCAATGGAGGCCAAGATGGAGGCCGAGGACGATGACTGAGACCCAGATCCTCATCGGCTTCATCGCGTTCATGGCCGTGTTCATTCCGATGGTGGCCCTCATGGTCCGGGGGCTTAAGTCGGTTGAGCACGACTGTCGCAAGCAAGGCCACGACTGGAACCTGAGTCACACCAGGTGCATGGTCTGCGAGTTCACTCCCTACATCGACCTCACTCGGGAGAGGGCGATCCGGAACTCACCGTTCGGTCCGATCCGAACCAAGGTAGTAGAACCGAAGCGGTAGTTGAACGTCGAGCACGGGATCCCCTGAAACCGTGCTCGGCTTTGAGCTTTCGCTCAGGCCATGGTCGCCCGACCATGGTCTTCTTCTATGTGTCAGGAGAGCACATGAAGTTCTATAAGTGTGATCAGCCAGTTTGCGAGAAAGACGGTTCAGTCATCGTCGCAGTCCAGGCTGAGAACGACTTCGAGTACGACGAGGCTGGTGCCTACGAATGGCACTTCTCGTGCTTCGAGCACGTCACGGACGCCAAGGAGTCGCTGAAGGGCAAGAGCGGCGGCGAGGAGTGGATCTACGTCGCGCCGATCATTAAGGCGTGGCACCACATCCCCGACGAGGAGATGCAGGTCATGCCCAACTACGACCTCGACCCCGACGCGGACAAGCGTGCGCGTCCGAAGGACAAGGTTCCCGCGATGACTGCTCGCGGTCCTGCTCCGGTCCAGGCAGACTCCAAGAAGCCGCCCTACGACCTCCGCACCAAGGAGGGCAGGGACTGGCTGAAGACCGACGAGGGCAAGGCGTACCTCGCGGAGAAGCAGAAGAGCTGAGGTAGCGCGGATGGACAACGAGCCAACCGAGTTCGAACTCGAAGAGTACGCGGAGGGTCTGCCGAATAACTGGCTGGACTGCCGCCTCTACCGTTGCTCCCCAGATCCGCGCACTGCCTCTCTGCACTGGGTGCGTCTCGAAGGAGGCCGTAACTGGGCTCTGGAAGAGACCACCCAGTGTCGAGGTCGTTGTGGCAACTGGTGGACCCAGTTGCAGGACGATCAAGGCAACGCTCTGACCGGTCTGAAGAAGCACTACATCAAGGGCTGGCAGGCGAAAGGCATTGGACGCATCAGTGAGTCCAACGGCAAAAAGGCGGCGCTTCGCAAGGAGCGCCGCAAGCGCAAGTTCCCCGACCTAGCGAAGATTCCTGTGGAGGAATGATGCAGTACACGAAAGTCGTCACCATCTGTGACAAGGAGTGGCAGGACGAGAACCGAGAGGTTGAGGCGGAGGAGTACATCACCTACGTCCTGGTGAAGCCGATGTCCGTTCACCTGTGCCCGCCGCACATCGAGGAGATCGAGACCAAGATGTCCCAGGTCGAGATCCGCGAGTTCGTCAACCACTACGGTCGCCCGTACAAGGAGGGCGGCATCACGTCGGCCACCAAGCCGAAGTCGAAGAAGAAGTCGCCGGTGCAGGTCGTCGCGGAGTCCGAAGAGGAGTTCAAGTGCCGGTGGTGTGATCGCATTTCACCCACTCCGCAAGGCAGAGGCGCGCACGAGTCTGCCAAGCACCCTGCTGAGTTCGAAGCAGCAGGTGGCACAGTGAAGGGACGCAAGGGCTAAGTTCTTCCACGCGGACGTACCCAGCGTCCGTAACTCGGCTGGTGCTTCGGCCGAAGGGGAAGTTCGGCCCTGGAGGTCGTCTCCTAAGCACCAGTCGGGCTATGGATGCTGGGTTCTTCCATGTCTGAGGGAGACAGAGTGTGAAGGACTTGCTCACCGAACGGGGAGGGAATCCAACCCAGTAGTTAGGACCCCTGTGAGAGAAGAAACCACGCCGATGTTCGACGCGATCAAGGCCGAACTCGGCATCACTCAGTGGCCGCTCACTGAGTACGACGAGATGAAGAAGCGCCACCTGAACCAGCACGCCAACTGGCTCTCGTGGCAGACCAGCAGGAAGGTCGAGATCAAGGTCTCGACCTCTTAACCCCCACAACAAACCAGGAAGAAGAGCATGATCAACGAAGGCGATTCTCGGATCGAGTGGCAGAACTACTCAGCAGCCCGACCGATCAACCCTCGCGCTGAAGGCACGCTGGAGCGCCTGCTCAACAACGACTTGGACCAGGCCAAGCGTGAACTCCAGCAGGAATCCCGCAAGGAGCGGGCGCGTGTTCACGCACAGATCGTTGAGCAGCACCAGGCTCCTGAGCTGACCGAGATCAAGGCCGCAGCTCGCGGAGCGATCAGCGAGTTCCTCGACAGGATCAAGGGGCTGAAGCGGCTGGCTGATGGGCAGGGCGTAGACCTGTCCGTTCCTGCCGTGGATCGGTTCCTCGTCGGTGACGAGGATGAGAACGAGTACGACGAGCACGACAACGAAGATCTGTTCACGATCTCGATCCACGACCGCTCGCTTCAAAAGAAGCTCAACGAGGCGAGCATCGAGTGCGACCGTCTCTACCGTGAGGTCTGCGAGGAACTGGACAAGCAAGCGACCGACGCCAGGCGACACATCTTGGTGGCCGCGCTTACCGAGGAGGAGCAGGCTGTGCTTAACAGCGTGCCGAACGTGGACAGCCTGAAGCAGCGGCTCCAGTTGCCGCCTGCTACTTAGGCAGATAGACCCCCACTGACGACATGGGGATAGCCGTCAGTGGGTTGTGTGGGGGATGCAGGGGGGATAGCCGGTGGTCCGTGTGCGCTGGGGCGTATGCGGGCCACCGGTTCCTCATGTAAGGAGAGAGATGGCAGGAAACATCCAGGAGGAACTACTAGCAAGGAAGGTAGGTGGTGCCATGCATGATCCCAAGCGACTGAGGGGCGGGTGCCCCGATGCAGGCAGTCGCGATCTAGAAAGGTCCGACATCTATGGCAAATGATGACAACTCAGGCGACTTCGCGTTTGGAGGAGACGATGTCCCTGAGCAGATACAGGAACTCCTCCGCAAAATGATCAGTAGGTCGATGCTCACTGGTAACGCGCATGACGCGGTGGCCGAACAAGTTAGGCCAAGCCAAGAGCAGTTCGACCTGGGTCCGGGAGACTTTGTCTCCGTCTCCAACTCTGAAGACGGCGGTGGCAGCGTGATCTGCGCCGCGAGGCTTCTGGACCCGAACGAGTACGCCGAGGACTTCCCTGACTGGGAAGAGCGGGTGCTCAACAGCTTCGTCCTTGGTACCTGGTACACGCCAGACCAGCTCCAAGGTGAGCTCGGGTGGTTCGCTCGATCCAAGTTGGTCAAGCTATCCCCGGCTCAGTTCTCTGAGTTCTTCGAGTGGATCAAGAACGGTGAGGTTCCCAATCCCGTTCCCGCTTGGATCGCTCAGCGGTACAACGAAGTCGTGATCGGCCTCAACGAGGCAAATGAGGACTTCATGCCCAACCCTCTCAAATGTGGGGGTTGCGGATCACTGGCGCAGGTATTGGATGTCTCTTACTCCCATCGCTCGCTCCACTCCGTGGGGCGGTTCCGCGACAAGGAGGGGAAAGACCCCAACGCCTACTACGCAGCATCGCAGCACAGCGAGACCGAGAAGCGGGAGACTCTTCTTCGGTGCCTCAACTGCGGCGCTACGGAGGATGTTGATGGGGTTGAGATCTTCTTCCACAGTGGATCTTGACCCTAAAACTGCGTTTGTGATAGAATGAACGTAGTTGGTAGCGGAGCTATGTCTTCGCACGCCACACGGAAGGCCCCAGAGAGATACCGGCTCTCTGGGGCCTTTCTGCGTTACAGGGGACCAAGCAGCCCTGGGGCGAACGCCTGAACATGCGAAGAAATCAATCAGTCCCATCCAGTCAGGAAGGAAGTGATCAGCCGTGAGTACTACCACGGTTGAGGCTCCCACCGTCGAGGTTACGGTCGAGGCCGAGCCTGTCGTACGTGTGGAGAAGGTCAAGCCCAAGAAGGGCAAGAAGAACAACAAGCGCCCGACGTGGAAGAAGACCACGTTCAAGGTGCGCAAGGTCGTCCGCAAGGCGACCAAGAGCGTCAAGAAGAACACCAAGAGCGCAGCGAAGAAGACCAAGAACGCTGCGGTCAAGACCAAGAACTACACGGTCAAGCAGGCCAAGCGTGCAGGTGCTTGGTCGCGTCGTTCGATGCGGCGGATCTGGAACTGGTCCTCTGGCAAGGCCAAGTGGATGTGGGGTGGCATGGTCAAGTTCGCCAAGGCCGTCCCGCACTACGCGCTCCGCGCAGTCGGGTACGTGTTCCGCTCAGGCTCCTGGATGCTGAAGAGCGTCTGGGCAGCCGTGACCAGCATCGGTGTCGGTGGCTGGCTGTTCATCGGTGGTCTGGTCTACGGGATGGCCTGGGCCTACGACAAGTGGGACAGCAACGTCCACCCGGTGGCCAAGAAGATGAGCCAGGAGGGTACTCGCGGCAAGAAGGCCAAGAAGGCCAAGAAGGCCAAGAAGCAGCAGGACGATGAGGTCATCGTCTACGAGGCTGCGGGAGAGCCGACCGAGGTCAAGGTTGAGACCGAGCCGACCACGGTCAAGGTGGCAACCTCTCCCGACGTTGACACCACCGTCGAAGAGCCGGTGGCTACGGTCACCGTGGAGACCAAGCCCAAGGAGGGCGAGCCCACCTTCGTGGTCACCGACGACGGCAGGACCGCTTGGGTCTACCCCGGTGAGAAGCTCGAAGACGTTCTGGCTGAGCAGGACCGTGAGGGCATGGACGTGACGCTGACCGATGAGCAGGTCGCGGTCTTGCCCGACGACTTGGCCAGGGACTACTTCACGGCTGTGATGAACCGGTACGTAGACACCGACCTCACGCAGTACTCCTACTGGCTCGCTCGGGCCAAGGCGGTCTACGAGTACCTGAAGGACCCGGTCCGCTGGATGGAGCGCAACGACAGCAACAACATGGCGCTGGTCACTCAGCGGAACACCATCAAGGTGGAGAACACGCAGTGGAAGCGCGGCCTGCGGGACGAGACCGACCGGATCCGTGCCAAGCACGAGGTCAAGGCGAAGGCCCCCGCTGGCAGGTGAAGACCTCCTCCTGATGATAGGAGGTGATCAAGGGTGAAGCAGAGCCCGGTAACGAGCGTTACGGCCCAGGTTCTCTACGAAAGCAATGAAGGCAACGTAGAGAGCCTGGGCCGTTTTGTCGTCAACTCCCTGAAACAGAGTTGTCGGCATGTTCGACATGGTGTTGTCGCTGTAGTCGTACGGGACCACAGCGGCAGGATCCTCGGCATTGACGTTCACGGAACACCCAGTGAGGAGATGCAGGAGAAGATCGAAGATCTCCTGCTCGGACAGGAAGGGTAAGGGGGTTTGGGTTTGGCAAGAGCGCCACCAAGACCTAGGCACGGCAGGAGCCCACGACTACAAGAAACGAGAGAGATGGCCCACGTAACCCGGCTCACGATTGACCTCGTGACCGAAGACGAACTACCCAACAGGAAGCAAAAGCGGATCGCTCAAGAGATCCGCGACATGGCCAACACCGTTGTGATCGATGGAGCAGACATCGGTCTCATCAAGGATGCGGACCTCCAGTTCGAGATCCAGAAAGTAACTGGCCACACTCACAAGTCAACGCGCAGGGTGGCTTGTGAGTTCTGCTACTCGGAACTGAGCCTCGACCAGGTTCACGACCCGAACGAGTAACAACCAACACCAACACAACCACAAACGCACGGATACCCGTGTAGGAAGGACGCTCCCAGACCATGAGCGCCACTTTGCAGGAAAACCACAGCAACAATCAGTTCAGCGTCAAGGCAGACGACCGCAAGAAGGCAGAAATCCTCGACACGCTTCGCGAACTTGGCGGTGGCCGGATCACTGAGGAGTCCGGCATCGCCTACCACCAGGGACGTCAGATCCTTCTGCCGGATGGGATGTCCCTGAAGAACGCAGCCAAGCTGGTGACGGCTCAGGCTGTGTCGATGGAGGAGGAGCACTCCTTCAGGAAGGTCTTCCGCTTCCGCCCCTGGGACGGTGCCTACGCGCTCCAGGAGACGATGCGGGAGATCTTTGGTGTTGGTGGCCAGGGCAAGGCCATCCACTCCTTCTTCGGGACTCAGCCCCCGGAGTACAGGTCAGTGGAGGTTGCGCCCGGCCAGGAGGTCCGAGTTCCTTGGGGCCTCATCGATTTCCCGGTCCTCGAAGCCGAGATCATGACGGGTGGCACCATTGACCCGTCCTACGGCGTGCTCTTCGAGGTTGTGATCACCGCGCCGAAGAAGTACGAGCCCCAGATCCAGGGGCTCTTCATCGCGGTGGAGGAGTACCTGAAGCGCAACTCCATCTACAAGGGGAAGGCAATCGTTGGCGTCGGCCGCCTGGGGCGCGACGGCTTCGAGTACCCGACCTTCTTGGACCCGTTCGCGACTGATCCTGCCAAGGTCGCATACGCACGGGAAGTGTTCGACCGGCTCAACTCCGCAGTTTGGGGTCCTATCCGCACGGCGGACCTGCAACGTCAGGCGGGTATGAAGCTGAACCGGAAGACACTGCTCTACGGCCCGTACGGCACCGGAAAGTCTCTCGCCGGTG